TCTCCAATTCAGTATAATCTTCATCCAATAAATCACTGTTTACAATAGTAATTTTGACCATACTTCCTATACCACCATCAAATTCCTCCAACTTAGACTCAAGTAATCTTGTTACATTAGTCACATGTAATGTCAATGTAGGTATATCCCCCTTGCTCGATTCGGTCATCATCTCAAGAGAAAAATTCATAGCCGTATAAAGAATCCCCCCCGTTCCTCCCCTCACTAAATCTTCATTATTCCGTACCAAATGAAACTCTGTATCATCTGGTAAAGTAATATCAAGAAAAGGTAACCAACAAGATGTTGTTGAACGCAAGTTCTTTTTTGCAATTAAACTGGTTGGTAATTCTTTCAACTCAATCTTCCTCCATTACAATATGAGCAGACCATAAAGTTGGGTCTTCCTCATCCAATCTATATTCTATAGGTTGAGCAAACCGGACTACAAACACATCCTCCACTCCCTGTTTATTTCGTGTCCAATTGAAAGTCTCACCACCTACTTTGACCGTAACCTCCTCAAAAATCTCCAACAAAGTCTTATCTTCCTCCCCCATCTTATCAACATTAAATTCAAATTTCTTTTTGGCTAATGTAACCCTACCCCGTGTCATAATTTTGCCATCTTCAGGCGTAGTACGCAAAGTTGGATCAAACACCCTGGTTTCAATATATCCCTGAATAGATACTCCCCTGGATAATGAAGGAAAATCAGCCATTGTTTTTCGTTCCTCCCATTACTTGTCTTATTGGGCCGTTGCTTACCAAATCATTTATTACCGTGTCCGTCACCAATGTAACCACCCATTGCTTACCATCAAATTTTGGTGAACCACTTTGCTTGATATTTTGCCCAGTGTTATTATTAATGACTACTGAAGGAGTACGGGATTTATTTGCATCATATTTAGGTATGATTTGTTCTCCCCGTTGAATGATAGCAGGGAATTCATCTGGACGAAAACCACTGTGCAAGCGTGGGAGATAATCTACTGAGATACCCTTATGAGCTACACCAGCCATTGCAGGATTTATGTCACCAATCGGTGCGGTTTTAACTGCACCCATCCCACCAAAAAATCCTGGGAAAAAGGATGTCATCGCAGCAGCCATTTGCCAACGTATCATCATTTGCAATAAATCTGCTATAATTGCACGGGCAAAATCTTGGAAATTGCCCTTACCTTCCATTATCATATCCGTCAAACTTTTACTCGCCCTATCAAAAGTGCTTACCATTATATCACCCAAATTCTGCCAGATATTTTGTGCATCACTGGCCCACTCGCCCATAGTCGAATGAAATGCTGCTATCCCCCTGCGGCCTTTTAGTAGTTTATCCAAAGCCTCTGTATATTCTTTTACTTTTTCTGTTCGCCTTTCTATTTCCCCACCATAAGCATCGGTTGCCTTTGTTTCAAATTCTAATATGGCTGCAGCTCTCTCCCGTGCTTCATTTGTTTTTCCTAACTGGGTATATTCATTTTTGAGAGCATCTATCATTCTATTTAATTCTCGTTGATTATCTCTTAAAGATGACAAATCCCCTTTTTCACCCCCCCTCTCCAATCCAATTTTTTCCAATTGAGTTTCGATAGCATCTATATTTTTTTGTATTTCCTGCTCCACCGTTATGGCTGTGCCTTTTTCTACATACTTACCCACAAAAGTATCTAATTGTGTACTCATAGCCTTAAAATCTTTTTCAAATTGGGTGGCTATGTCTGTACCAAGCATTTTTGCCCGTTCTTTTACCGCCAAAACGGTAGCCTCAGCATAGGTAGGGATTTTTTTGAAAGTATCAGCAACTACAACACCCACCCCCTTTATATCCTCTTTCAAAGGTCCAATTGCATCTCTGGATTCCACAAAAGCCGCTGCCATTCTCTCCACAATACTGCTATCCCAAAATTCCTGATTTGTCATATTCCACAAACGCTCTGCCGCAGCCCCAGTAGCCACTAAATCAGGAATAAATTCTTTCAATTGTTTTGAACCTTCCGCTACCATATAATTGATTGGATATTTCCAAAAACCTGCTTGGCCCTTAGCTATTTCCTCATTAGCCTGTTTCCAAGCATTCTTGAACCAATCCAAAAATGCCGCAGTCTGATCACCCAACCAAGTGTAGAGATGTTGAAAAACTACTTCCAATCCAAGAATAGAATCTTTGAGCTCCGAAAAAGAACCATTCCAAGCTGCCCGAAATGTATAAGCCAAAACAATCAAAAGTGTGAAGGGATTCAAAAGTCCAAGAACAACAACACCAAGCATACCAAAAATTTTGACAGCCATTACCATAGTAATTAAAGCAGGCCCAAGCACCCCTATAATTGCCGCCCATTTAACAATACTACTCCTCATACTCTCATCCATTCCAAACCACACACGGCTCAGTGTCTTAAGATAATCAGCCACTTTCTCAATGGACGGTGCTAATAATCTACCTACATCACGGCTTAACCAAGTAACATGATGCCATATCATTACTAATTGTTCTTTGAAGGAGCTTAAATTTATAGCAGCTATTTCTGCTGTTTTTCCCGTCCCTTCTGTAGCTTTCATCAATTGCTCATAAAATTTACGCATCATGTCTGCTTTACCCAACAGGGGCATAATGACTTGTTGCGAACGGGCTTCAAAACCCAAGGCTTTGAACATTTTCCCAATATCTTCCGTAGATAACTTTTCGGATATTTTAGTCAAATCATCTAAAATATCAAACAGATTACGAAATTCCCCTTCAGCATTAAAAACAGATACACCCAATTCGTCCCAAGCCAATCTATTTTCACGAAAGCCTTGGGTCATAAGCCGTAACATACGCCCAAAAGCTGTACCAGCCTCCTCACCCTTCATATTCTGGGCATGATAAGCAGCCAACACAGCCATACCCTCTTCCAATTGTATCCCCCAAACTTTCATAGCTTGTCCAGATTCTTCTGTTAAAGCCTTAGCAAACTGAAAAATTTCACCGCTGGCCATAATGTTAGCCTGAGAGAAATTATCTGTAACACGTCTTATATTTTTCAAAGTCTGAATGGGGTCATCTGTGGACAATCCCAAAGCTCTGAGTGAATCTGCCATAAAAACAGTAGCTCTGCCAAGGTCAAAAGAACCTGCCACAGCAAATCTCTCTGCCAAGCTAAGCAAATTCAACGATTGCACAGCATCAAATCCCGCTGAACCCAAATGACGATAACCCTCAGCCAACTCAGTAGCTGTCATGGATGAACGTAAAGATATTTCCTCCGCATTCCTTGTCATCTTTTCTTTCATTTCATCCGACAAATTCCCAAACATAGCAAAGGCTTTGGTCATAGCATCTTGAAAGCTGGCGTAAGATTTTACCATCCCAGTCAAAGGGGCAGTTACAGAAATACTTAACCGGCGTCCAAGACTTTCCAAATCATGGCCCAATCTTTGAAAACGGGATTTGACTGAATCTAAAGTATTTTGCCATTGGGTGGCATCCACTCGTAAATGAGCTACCAAATTACCTAAATCAAGCCCTGTCATTTCTCCCCCCTTTTCTTTCTCTTACCAACTAATCCAGTCAAGGCAAAAAAGAATGCTTTTGTACGATTAGCTTTTGTTTGAGCTACCATAGCAGATTCCTTTTGTTCTGATTCTTTCCTCGGTGGTTCAAATTTCATAATGAAATCGGCCACTTTTACATTTCGCGGTTCTTTTACATTACCACGTCTTATCTCAGCTGCAATTTGAGCTAAATAACATCTGGTGACGTCGAAAGCATTTGTTTCCCATTCAAAAAACTTCATCCATAAAACAAACTGAGAAGCCGATGTTTCCACCTTCACTCTATCCAAAGACATACCCAAACGGGCGGCGAGCTTTAACCAACCAAGCTCGTCGCTGTTCAGGAGTTTTTTGCTTCAATTTCTTGCTTTTCTTGACCTTTCTTATTTAGACCGCTCAACTCCTGAGCCGCATCAAACAAACCAGATAACATAGTAGCTGGCCAGGTTTGTACTACGCTAAGGGGGACGGATTTGCCAGATTCATCAAACAAACACAATGGCAAAAGGTGAAGCTCTGGTGTAACGATGTTCATATCAGTAAGCATCAATTTACCATCCCCACCAACAGACACCTTACCACCAAGTGCCTCACGCCACTTTTTCTGTCCCGCACCGTTAAGCTCACGGAGCACATAAGTCTTATCATCAATTGTGACAGACAGTTCTTTCAAACTGGTTTGAAATACTAAATTGCCCATATCAAAGTCCTTTCCTACAGTCTAACTTATACTTTAACAAGTAAAACAAGCTGTCTATCGCAAGGCGGGGCTTGCGATTACCCTAAAACGTAGGGGATATTACCCTTAACCGAAAATCGGCCCTTAAATCGCATCCTATGCAGCTACCTCATAATCTGGTGCAATCTCATTACCATCATTATCTTGATTGCTACAATGAATCGTACCAGTAGCCGTTGGCATAGTACCTTCAACACACTCACCAGGAGTGAAGTTGTTGAGCCACCCGTAAAATTCCAATGTTGAACCATCAGAGAACTCGACGAGGATAATTCCATTCACATTAACAATGGAAAGTATCTGGTCGTAGATAGCAGGGTCATATTGGAAAGTACAGGATGCATCGGTCAATTCAACCAATGCTTTTGGCTGCTTAGTCCTCCACACAGTGTTCCGCATTGTAGTAGTTACATTTGGCCCACCACCATCAATGCCTGGAGGGGTGACAGATGTTTCTTTCAAAAGAAGCGTCACTCCTGAACCCAAAGCATCGAATGTGATAGTAGTAGGATGTCCATCAGTCAAATAACTCATTATATTACTCCTTTCAAAGTTTGGTCAACGAGACCAGAAAATTCATCGAAAACATTTTACGTCGTTTTGTTGTCATTTCCTCCCCCAACACATTAACACCACCCATTCTCGATATATTATGCAACCGATAAGTTGAACCATCTTTTATTACATCTACATTCACTACAGAATCAAGTTGGTTGGCAAGTATGTTACATTTAGCCCATCCCGTTTCTTCCGTCAAAGCTCGGAGAATTATCTGAATGCCATAGTGTTGTAAAATAGAACCATCCACCATCCACCGTCCATCTTTGACAGGGGTAGTATTATAAATTGCCCCTGCATTATCCTTTACCCCTTGCTCATCCCGTAAATAAGAAATATAAAGGGGCCAATCCCCTGCGGAAGATGGTACTGTCATCAATGCCACACCCGTTAGGTATGTAGCCACCACAGCAGCAGGGGATTCACCTACTACATCATAGGATTCAAGCAAATCAATCACCAAATGTACTGGGACAGCATTAGTAGCTGTTATCATAAATCCTACAATATCATTTGCATCAAAATCTTCTTCCTCTGCCCGAAAAACATATTGTCCATTACCCAACTCTACAAAATCACCACTTACACTCTCTTGAACCCCACCATCCAAACAACGGTATGCTGTTGGTAATGCCCCTATCAAGCCCAAACTATCATCAACATTAATCAATAAGAAAGGTATATCATAAGATATATCTGGTCTGAAAAATTGCATTTGCATTAAGATATGGACGGGCACAGCACCAGTAGCCACAAACAAAAATCCTGCTGTAAAATTGGCGTTGAAATCACCAGCCACCCCCGCAAACAGATATTGACCATTACCAAGCTCAGATATTGTCCCCTCAACAGCTTCTTGAACCCCACCATCTAAGCAACGATAAGCTGTTACCGTTGCTCCGGTCTTGGGTTGACCACCTAATGCATTAACCAAAGCAAAAGGTATGTCGTGTGCTATGTTCTTTATTACTGGCATTTATAATCTCATAACCACCGAATTTAATGAACCTGTATTCACCCCCACCAACCATCCAGGTTTTGGCCTCGCAAGCAATATCAACGCACCATTTGTTTCTATTTCTATCATTATTGAACCATGTAAAACCTGATATACAACCATTCGTCCTATAACTGAGGTTAAAATATCTATCGAACCTGTCAACAGTCGTGTTGAATTCATTACACCAGAAACTATTATATCTACAGGAGAAGCCCCCGTCAAGCTCCTATCCCTGGAAATTTCTCCTAAAGTTTCTATTTGAATTTGAGTTATAGTTAATACACCCCGTTGACGAATTAAATCCCCAAGACAATCTATCCCAATAACCGACATTCCGACAAGGGGTTGAATTTGACCTGCTACCAAATCACCAACATTTGTAACGGATATATCTATTTGTCCTGTTAGTTTTCTTTCAATTTCAAGATTGCCAACGCTTTCCGTAGCAATACTAACCACACCAACTATATTTTTAGCTACTAAAAGTGAACCGGAAATAACCAATCCAATAACCGACATTCCTACAAGTGGAACACTTGCTTTCATTGTTCCATTTGTTGAAATTGCTACAATTGATTCACCTATCAAATTTCGTTCAATGGACAAACTGGCATTAGCACCCAAATCTATATCTGCTTGTCCTTGTAATTTGGTGATGCGATTCAACACACCCGTAGCAGATATTGCTACGTTGATTTGTCCATCAATTTCCCGTTCTATTGAAGATACAGCCGATGAAGAAATGGTAATAGGTGTAGAACCAATTACTGTTTTTTGACAAGATAAATCGCCAGAACAACTCAACCCAATATCTATATCTGCAATTAAATCAATGGTGGGTAATAGGTCAAGGTTCTGGACGTAGCCTGTCATCCAGTTGGTTACACCGTCGTCGTAACTATTTAGGCCATGAATATACCTAAAATCATTTTGTTGTGCGGAACTATCCGCTATCAATGTATCGACTAAATCGCCGCCATCATCATCATAGTTGGTAGTGGCAATATAGGCGGTGTACCTGCCCTTATTAGTAGCTCCACCATCATCATCCCTTGTTATTCGTATAAAGTATTCTACATTCAGACTCCAACCATAATAAGGGTCTGAACCTACATTAACACCATCTTCCATAACTCTTAATAGAAAATAATCATCACCCCCACTGTTCCATCGAACGTAAAAATGCACAAAAGATTTACTTGTACTACCTAAATGGCAAGTATCATTTAAGTCATTAGAAAGCAGCCATACGGACGTTGTCGGAACAGCCGTCCCTGTATTTACTGCTGTTATTTTGAATGAAAACTTATGCTCGAAGTCACCGGAAAAGTAACCTGCTCCCTTATCTTTATAGACGTAGGAGGTTACGTTTCTTGGAAGTTCAGTATAGTTAATCTTCGCGGCAGCAACGGATATATCCGCCCCTTCATCAACTTCGGTATAAGTAGTAAAATCTTCAATCGCCATTTACATCTTCTGGACAAACACGATATTATGTACAAGTTATAGCAAGGTCACCAGCATCGAACTGAGCAGTGTCACCATTATCTATTGCTTTCGGCGTAGTCAACTCACCATAGGCCAGCATATAACCACCATTGTAACTACCACTGGTCATAATAGCAAAATGTGTCACCGTACCCCATGAATCTGTAGCTTTTGGAAATGTAATTGGATTAGCATTATCAATTTGTCCACCAGCTGCGGCATTCCAATCACCACCTGCGGTAGCCACACGGGCATAAGAACCGCTATTAGGTACTTCCGAAATGTAAGCACCAGAACCTGCTTCACTTGGGTCAGCATCACAAAGTGCTATATAAGCCGTAGGCATTGGAAAAGATGTTTTACCTACAATATGCTCCAGAATTTTATTTTCCAAATAATCACTTGCACTCATTTGAACTCCTTTCGTTCAACACTATTTCAACAAACTTTCATTTCTAAGTATTCTCAACAAAGCATCCCTCCCCTCCCTCATCGGCCTTTCCAAAAACTTATATTGCTCCTCTTTCTTACGTGGAAACATACCACCAGCTGCCGTACCCGCTGCCGTCAAAGGCTTCCATTTTGTCCGTCCACTTTTGAGTTGAACCATTTTACCCGCTGCCGCGATTTCAGCTGCATGCTTGATATTGAATTCTTCCCCATGAGCCAAATATGGATTTTCATGAACGGTTACAGCATAATCAAGTCCTGAACCATAACTTACCACAACATCCGTAGAAAAACCCACCCCAGATACTTTACGGGTATTACCAGTAGATTTTAATATCCCCAATTGTACTGGTACTATTTTTTGGGATTCCCTAAACAAATATAATCCACATTTCTTCAATCCAGATTCAACCCGTCCAGCAAGTCTCCTATCAACATTTTTCAGTCGATTCAAAACCTGCTGAACACCTTCTACTTTCACTACAAGCATTATAATACAGCCGTCCTCAAAAATTCAGTGGCCTTGAAATTTGGATTTTTCAAAAATGCTCTAATTTCATAAGCCCCATCATTTGCTTTTGGGTCATCCAAATATACTACATCATCCAAAGTACCTAACATCAACACCCCACCAATAGAAACATCCCTGTCAACATACACTTTAGCCCGTGAAATAAAAACATTATCTTGAGCATCTAACACCTCAACCATTTCATCATCCCACCTACAATCTATCTCAACAGCATCACCATAAACAGTTTGTCCATAATCGTCCACAGCCTGCCCACCAGTTTCTTCAGAGGCTAATGGCCAATATACTGCCGTCTGTTTCAACATTCTGGTTAGGATAGACATAATTTATCCTTTTGGACGTTTGTTCACTATCAATTCTTTAACACTTGCAAATCCAGCATCAACTTTCTTTTCTAACAAATTCAAAGTTGAATCAAATCTCTTCACTGTTTCTGTACAAGTATCTTTGAATTGAACGGTTCTTTGAAGATGTAAAACTTCTTCTCGAATACCCGATTGATTTTCATTAACATCCTTACTATTACGTTTAGAAGCAAAAGCAAACGCCTCTTTCACCACAAGAATGGCGATAATACTTCCCACACCCACTTGGGTTATAGAATCACTTTGAGCTAACAAATTATTTATCATTAATTATTCCTCTTCATCCTCTAAATCAGTACCTAACCAGGAGATACCCGCTGTAATTTTTGCCCCGTGTTTGGCTTGTACATTTAGTGCTGACAATCCACCAGCACTATCTAATCTCATCACCATTTGGCCGTAACGTGTGTTGTCAAAACCAAGTGCAATTACACTTTCAAAACTTTCACTAACCGGCCCACCTTTTTCTTGCGTTACCCGAACATCCCTTTGAGCATAAAAGTGGGCTGAAAGCCAAACAGCTATCATATTTAATCGAGTGTCGTCATAATCGTCCGTACTACAATGCTCGGTGACCAATACTACTGCAGCAGCAATAAATGGGGCCAAATTTATGGTAGCATCTACCTCAATAATTGCTTCCACATCATCAGATGTTACAGATATACTCATGCTAATCTCCTCAAACGGTTATATCCATAAACCTTAAACTGTCTAATTCGCTTTCGTCTTTTTTCACACCATACTTTTGCTGCTAACCATTTGGCTTTGTTTTGAGGATTATTCCAAGCAAATTCAGGTTTCAATTCTATCAAATCCACTTTACCATTTGCATAATAAACGAGAAGGTCTGGTATATAAACGTGAATGATTTTCTTCCATACATAAGAAATAGCAACAGGTTCTGTTTTATATTTCATAACCGTAGATTGCTTTTCTAAAAGCATATACCAATCCCGTTCAAGGTGGGAACGATAATGTAGCTTCTTTTGATTCTTTTGAGAATAAAACCAACCACCCCTTCCTCGTCCATTATTACTATGTCCTGCCTGAATTCGTTTTATTGCAACTTTCCTCAATTTTGCTTTTTGTTTCTCAGTAAGATGACCACCTTTATTTGCTCCAGGATGTCCCATAAGCGAATTACTAATTTTCCTTTTCGTCTCATTTGAAGTTATGTGTCCTTTGAGACCTTCACTAATACGCCTCCGCTCATCTACAGATGGTATTCTTCCAAATGTTTTACTTGGGGGCATAGTTTGAAATCGAATTTTCTGGGCCTTACTCATTTTTCTTTTCTGTTCTGGAGTTCTCTTTTTACCCCGTAAAGAGGCTGCCCTTCTTGCTATCCAAATATCAGTATGATGTTTTATATGATTGTTGGCCATTAAAATCCTATTAATTCCAGCCGCGTAGCATCATAATCATCTGTACTACAATGTTCGGTAACTAAAGCATTAGCTACTTCAATAAATGGAGTTAAACTTATTGTGGCATCCACCTCAATAATTCCACCCACAGCTTCAGCCGTTGTTCTCACTGCCATAATAATTTCCTCTTACATTAACTTGCGGACAGATTCCCTCACACCCGATGTTTCCTGTGATTCCTGGAGAATCGCTTTTGCTACCACCACATCAGTTACAACCGGATTGGCCAACAGAGTATTTACAGAATGAACAAGGCCGGAGCTCACTTTCTTTGCCCGCTTGGCAAGAATAGTCCCTATTGTTCCAGCAAGAATACCCCCCAGCGTTATCAAAGGGCCAACGGGAGCTGGTATCAGGGGACCAACCTGAGAAGCCGCTTGACCATACAGAATTAACTCATCGGCATAGGTTACGTCTTTGTCTTTAAGTTCAAGGAGTTTGGCTTGCCATATATTTATCTGGGCATCAATCTGTGCCTTCTTCTCGGCCACAACCGTAGCCTGAGCTATAGCATTAGTAAGTAATGCTTGAATCTTCTCCCGTTCAGGCAAGGCCAAATTTGGGTCTGCCAATACCGTCTGCATTTCAATCATCCCTTGCCGCAAGGTTGTCAACTGCTCAGTCATCGCGGTCGAGGCTTCGTTAGCTTTTGCCACAATACCTTCAAGCAAGTCCAACCGTTCTCTACTGTCTGTACCACAACCACCAATAAGCAGAGAAATCATAAGTATAACCATCATTAAATAACAACGCCGCATAATTCACTTCCTTTCTGTGCATCTTTAGGTTCGTCATCTTTTACAACCCTTTGATGCTTAGCCCAAAATTCTTTTGTTCCAATTTTTGGAAATACAATCAAACTACTATCATCTGTCACATTTACTACTGAACAATTTGGAAACTTTTCCTTCAAATCCCTATTAACATAACCAAACGCTACCAACATTCTGGCATATACATCTTTAGATGGTTTGTCTATCTGAAAATTGTGCCAGTTAGGATTATTATTATCGTCAAGGTGCATATCAAAACCAAGCAGATATATGTTATTTGCACCGAACAATAAAGCCAAATTGATAGCCGTGGCACCAGAGCTGGCATTATATCCTAAAGCATCACGATGAAGGCCACGTGTTTGTCGTTGCATAATCTTAATCCACGGTTCATTGCATCCTATCAACTGGTTGCAATTAGTAACAACAGGACCAGTAAATTTGGCAAGCTCTTCATATACACCAACTCTTGGCTTTTTACCATCGTATAGAAATTTGCGGTCAACAAAAACACATACCTTGCAAATCTCAGGCCCCAAACGAAAGGCGTTGTTGCAACCTATCGTATTCTCATCCCGTAACAATTCCCAATCAAAGTTACGAAGTGATGGGCCACCACCTATGATAAAAGCATCTTGACCTTGCCAAATTGGCTCTGGATTCCACCAATTGACCATATTTCACTCCAGACGCTCGGTAATAAAATCATTCACCTGAGACCGTAATATAGGCCCATTTGTGGTCAAGACTTTCCCTTCCTTATCAGTAATAGTGTACTTGTGGTCTTTATACAGTATATGCAAACCCAATGCACGAGCACGTGTAAATTTCAGAGTGACATCCTTGCCAGGAAGATTAATAATATCCACAGCACCTTGCTTAACTGCTTCCGCAACGGCGGATTCCTTGGGACACGCTCCCGTGAGGGCCGTTTGTCCCAAGGTTGTATCCGCTTTCGGGAGGAGGCTTTCTGCTTCCTTATCTGTCAAACGCCGAAATTTATTAGAACCAAACAAGGCTACCAAATCCTGTTTTGATTCAACTACAGGCTGCTCAAGGTAAATCCTTTCGCCCTGTTCGTTTCTACCCATCACTGTTTGGTATTTTTTTCCCAACTCAGTATGGATTCCATGTAGTAACTGAAAATACATAATTTGTCCTTTCCTATTTTTTCATAGGTTAAAAACCAATCCAACCTAACAATACTTAGCCCTATTTTTAGCTGGTGCTACCGTGGACGATGCCAGTATTACCATCAATGTCTGCCCGAAGTTGCGGGATGATAATACACATCACCTTGAAATTCTTCAACAAACCACCATGGGTGTCCCATTCCAAGGTCATTATATCCATCCCAATAACCATACGGATGGTGCTACTATCCATTTCAAGCAAAATCACATTGTATGTGCTGTCTGCTGTATCCAGATAATCCAGTGTACGAACATCGGAAATACCGTCGATTTCCTTAATTCTATTCCGCAATGTCTTGTTGGGATAATTGGTGTTGAAATCATCATCCAAATACTTATCCCACGCTGAGGAATAATACAGGACAAATGGCCCATAATGTTTAGCATCTTGAGCGGTCTGCTTCATTGCCAGGATTTCAACCAGATGTGTAGCAGCCGTCCAACCAGTAGCAGTGGGGGATGTAATAGTGTCTGTGAGTCTGCTTGTAAAATTAGCCATCCCATAAATCGTCCCACCACCATAAGCATAGGAAGATAGACGGCCCAACGTGAGCTTTTCAACCATCTCAGCAACCTTACGACCAGCCAATTCACCCATCGTAGTATCGAGCGGAGCGCCAGACTGACGCGAGGTTTGAATCTGTCGCAGCGAGAATTGGAAATCCTTATGGATGATTGGAAGGGGCAAGAAAGCCGATTCAAAGACCGGCCTATCATCCGCACCCAACCGCAAACCATCCATACTAATGGTGGCATCGTTGATGTCACTCATCTTTTGATATTCCAATACGGTTGTACCCATACCATTAGGCACACCATAAGTCAATCCAGACCCACGCAAATCAGCTACAACCCGCAGACGATTTCTGGCTGCCCGAAGAACCTGGGTGTCCAAATGTAGCCATGCTTCTTTTGTCAATGTGGCCTGTGTATTGGTGCGGATTGCTTCCAATTTACCGTTTCGATAAACGGTAACATAGGATTGTCCATTCTCCGCAATATACGGACGCAGTACACCTGGGTCCATATTACATGCCATCAATTTAGATGCCATGTCTGGATTGCTGGACATGCCATTGAGGATAAAATCTATTTGAGCATTTTGCATTCTAAAGCTCCTTTCAATTAGTTTTTATTATTTTTTGTTATTTTTTCTGTTGATATCCTTTTGTACAATCTGATTTATGCAATCTGGATGGCCTTGAGTGTGTCTTCTTCCAATGCATCAAATTCTGCTTCAGAGGCATCAATGTGACCAACTATATTGTCCAATTCAGTTGAAGTGGACAAATTGGACACAAGAATAACATGTCCTGTACCATCACTGGCCACCTCTTGCCCAGGGCTACCAGTCTCTCCCGCAAGCATCAACAGGTTAAAAACTGAACCTGGTGACATCACGGCAATGGAAACGATGTCATCTTCAGAATAATCTGTATCAACCCCATTACCCTGCAAAGCATCTTCCACAGCTACCATACGCCCGTGTCGGCCACCTTCATTGGAATGAGCTTGTACTTCGCCATCTGTAGTCATTTCCAAAATCATTCCAGGCTTAATGGTACCAGCAGCCACCGCCTCTTCATGTCGCCAATCACCTTTGTTATGTATTCTACGATATGCCATTCTGCTATCCTTTCAACAAGTATATTTACTGATTTTTATTTACTTTTTCTACTCAGATGAATAAATGAAAGAATTAACTTGCTTTCTTGTCAAAATTCATCGTGGGCAAAGCCAATGGTTCAACCGGCTTATCATCTGTCCCCGCACCATTCTGACCGAGGAAAATGGGAATCGTTCTGGGTGCTATATTTTCCTCAGTAGCCAGGTTTGCAATACCCCGCAAATCTTCAACACTTTTCGTTGCCAAATACTCTTTGGTAAATATGTTGCGTTTGTTCGCTGTGATGGCTTCAATGAGATTCTTACGAACCTCTGCCGCCGTCCTTTTCGCCTCAAGCATCCCTTCCCTCAATGTAAGGGGAGCATTGGCAATATACTCATCTTCAGTCATTGCCTTCGGAGCGGCTGCCGGTTGAGCATTAGCTACGGGCAGCGGGGCAGCCGGATTTGGTTTGTCTTCCGGCTTGTTGACATCGGGGGACTTGGTCAACTCGGCCACATCTGCGTGCATATTCGTTAGCACCACTTCATCGAGAGCCATCAACACTGACCGATGCTCCTCAGTCCACGATGTCCTTTCGTTTTCTATGAGTTCATTTACAATTTTCTCTTTGTCCATCTTCTTACCTTTCAAAATAGGATTTTCTTTGTTTGTTGACAATGTTATTTCTTTATATGTAACCTGACGCTCAACACTTACCGACAAACCTTCCAACCGCACCTGACCTTTATCTATCTTGTAATTTTGTCGGTACAATTTACCATCCTTTTCATAGATGAAATAAGTATCAAACACATCAGTTATCCACGCATTATCCTCTTTAGCTATTAAAGCCCCCCGCAACAAGGTTTGTACAGAATCATAACTTATCTCATTCATTATGATAGTTGAAACATTAGTTACACCCTTGTACTTAGCCACCCAAGTTTGGGCTTTGCCAAAATCCCACTTATCCCTCTTAAACAAATAGGCTTGCACAATGGTATTACCCTCCCCCTTCACATTTCCTATCACAACTTTGATGCCTTTGAGCTTATTAAGCCAAATCGTTTTGAAACTACCCTCAACAAAAGGACCTGGTTCTTTTTGTTGCATACGGATGTATTCTTCCGTAACATCCACATCATTCTCTATAATAATCAAATCATCCCCAGATTGATTCATCCTCAATAATCCTGCCCCATCTGCTATCGAGCAAGCACCCTTCAAATCTGGCAACACAGCCAAATGGTCTGGTTGTATATTACGGGCTGTCCCGATGTAACTCTCCCCATTCCATTCGCCTGGTGTCCGCTCCAAATCCATAAACAAGCCGGTTGAGACTTCCATCACCTCATTATTCTCTATCGCCTCAGCCACCCTATTATCCACTGTTCTTATACGGGATGGGTCCAACCATGCTTCTGCCCCCAACTTTTTACTTTCATCATTGAAAGTAGTTTTCATCAACACCCCAATTTTCCGTGCAGTCAATTCTACAGGGTCACAAGCCGACACACCTATCCCATTCCGTTGTGGATGATAAACCACTACAGGTTTGTGATTCCATACAGCTGTCATTTTAGCCAATTCAGCAGCTGGATAGAATATGGGCCCATCACTACCATTATGAACCCCTTCCGTTATCATTTGTACCGGCCCCACCAACCAATCCCTATCCTCCATCGAATCATGCCGCACAACAGGTTTCAAATTAGTGACAATGTATTGAAACATTTTATTCGCTCCTTGTTGCAGATTCCCTACATAACCCGCTGCATGAGCAGCACGACCTTGAGCATTAGCTTTTTTAGTAGCTCTACTACGGGCGGCATCATCTCCACAAGTATAATAATACTTTTTGCCGTGCCCACCCCACTGCTGGAAGCAACCCTTTGCATCTTTACCCGAATGAGTTGGCATTCAAAAACACCAAAACAAAAACTTATTATCGGGCAATCCCCTTACCCTTGCTATAAAAGTATATATCAACAAAGATAAAGTCAAGAGAATTTTGAAAAATAGGAATGGAATTTTAGGAAAATAAGGAAGTGAAGTGCTTTATCTCTTTGCCATTATTGAACTTACGGGGGAAATAATTAATTAAAAAATTTTCTAATCATTGCAAAAATATCAGTCTGGCGGGCAGGTGCATTATGCGTAGTTTGCGCTAATAGGCTCAGACCTGCCACTGTCCATCGCCACTGACCACGCCGCCACCAGACTGTTATTTACTTCATAATTTCGAGCATGACTTTTGATGCTTTGCAAACATTTTCAAATGCTCGAATTGCATCGGTTTTGGCATCATAATATACAAGAAAACGCCGACGAATCTCTTGTTCGCAGTCTGTACCGGCATCTTTAATAAGCACTATTCTAACCTCGTACATTTCATTTTCTCCTTTTCAAAAATAAGTCTGGCGGGCAGGATTCGACCGTTTTGACGCTTCATTGGCAGGTCAAAATCCATCGGCAATTTTCCGGTCTTGCCGCCGCCAGACTGTTATTCTGGTCGAGATGCCAACCACCAGATAATAAATATTACTATACTTATTGCAACACCTATACTTAGGGGCAACAACAATATGGTTATGTCGCTCATTCTATTCTCCTTTTCAAAAAATTCAGCAGGATTTCCTTATTCAATGTACCACTGTAAAATCTTTAATTTTATTAACTATTTGATTAACCCGCTTACGAATAGTCTCTTTCGAGACACAATACTTTCGAGTCAACTCTAACACCGACAACTGGCATATGTACTTATCATAAAGAAGAACAAAATCCTCTGCTGACACACAATCCCGCAATTCGATAAGAGTAGCATCATCTGTGGTAACTTGTTCTTCAATTTCTTTATGGATTTGTAACTCATTTTCCTTTTGCCAATATCGTGCCATTGCAAAAGCACAATCTAAATACCCATACTTTTTAGCCTCATCCAAATTTTTAGCATATCGCAACATCTTAAACCAACCAACGCCTATCAATTCACCCTTCTCACACTCCTTTCCTACAATTCTACAGGCTTTCTTTTCTGCAGCCTCTAACATCCCCCAACAATCAGGATGCCAAAAATTGGACTTATTTCGTAAAGGCCTTCCCTGAGCTCTACGAGTAATCATTTGTTCATTTTCCTTTTTTAGTTTTCTTGGCTCTTCTTACGGAGGTAGCCATTTCATACATAGTTTTTAAGTCTTTGTAATCAACCACCCAACCACCCCTATCCCCGTGTTTCAGTGAAATCCCATCTGTTATACGTCCACATGCATTTGGCCCAGGACTGAATACCAATCTTGATTCGGAATGACCCGCCACGATAAAAGTTATGTCTTTCATCATAGTCTAATTCTCCTTGCTCTAAAATATCAGTCTGGTGGGCAGGATTTTATCCCGTTCACTGTGGCCTTTCACAACACGCTCGATTGCACGTCTGCATTCCGCCGCCGAGGGCCGAGATAGCCTATTCGGAAACATGTAACCGAATCGTTAGCACCAACACATTTGGGTCTTCCACTGCCGGATGAATTGTCTGCCCAACAATCTCAATCCGCACCGTTCCCCCATATTGCATCTCAACAACATTTGGATCAATGGACGGGACTGACCACACCCCAAACGGACGTGCTATAATTGTACTAACCACCATCAATGCCAAAACGGCCAAAACCATACATATCAACCTATTTTTTTTCATTTTTATTTCCTTTCCTAAATAATCAGGCCAAAATACCTCTTTTTATCAAGAAGAAGAAGGTAGCAAGTTATCATCCTTGAATAGTCTATTAGTCTCGTCCCTGACCACCTTGCTACCTTCTGCTGCATATAAACTTTTAAGGTGTGTGGGGCAAGGGATAGCCCCACACCCATCTTAGAAAAGGAGACACTTGGTAGAACCCACGGTTCTACTTGTTGTTCCACGCCGGAGTTACTAAGCCACCACCGGCTGGGCTCGTTCCCATTATACTATATTATTGCCTATCGTTTTTCCGTTTTTCCGTTTTTATTTCTGATGGTATCCAACAACAACGACAATTTGGATGAAGTGGTATTGTCCCCCTTGCCTCTTCCACAGTAAATGTCTCACCTTCCCTCGCACCACACTCTTCACAAACCAAAGCATCCCCCGCAGTACTCCATTCAGCCATCAATCCCAATTCATCTACTCCCAACATTTGAAATGAATCCAATTGTCCCTCAGCATGTGCATGAATTATTTCTGTCCTGGCAATCATTCTGGCCCGTGTACGGGACAAACTACCTATGGACTTTCTCATTTCCCTTGCAATCTGTAATGGGGACGCTCCATGCATCAATCCATTTATTAAATGAGTACTCAATTGTTGACTCATTGAAGCAGTAATACCCTTCAATTGTTCAAATGAACGTGAACCCAACAATTGCAATTTACTCATCATTTCCGGTTGAGCAAAAGCCGTCCTCAAAAATTGTTCCCTACTCCCCAAATAGAAATCTGGTTGGGCCGATGCATACAAAATCCTATTAGCATCAATGTATGCCCTGGTCATACCCCGATGATAAGCAGATTCTATATATTCATATGTCCATGGTCGCCCATATATTCCCTTTCCAGACACGGTCAAAATACCAGCATTGACTTGATTGGCCAACCAACTTTGGAAAATCTGTAACTTTTGAGGATTAGTAGCAAAAGCATAATGCCCTGTTGCATGAAGGACCAAAGGCTTTTCGGGTTTTTTCAAACCCAATGAATCTTCCTCTACCAACCATTTCAATATCTGAACATACAACCAATTGAAACGGCGTTTTATTTCCCCCAAGAATTTCCGTTGTAACAAGGTTGTCCTTGTAGGGTCATGTCTTATGGTTGTTGTCATACGTATCCTTTCAAAAAGTAGAAGGCCCGTTGCTTGGGGATTAATTCAAAACGCTTGGCGGGCCTTCTACCTAAATTATCTAATCTCATTTCTCATTATCACCTTTGTCCTCATCTTCATCCTCATCCTCATCCAATAAATCACCTTGATATTGGGTTCGTTCCCCCTCAATCATATTCACCTCAGCCTCAGACATCCGGTGAATAGAGGTTAAATAGGAGCGTGGGGGGAGTAAAGCATCTACTCCACCAGCCACATATTTAGCAAACGCATCAGTCTTTTTCATTGCTATGTCCGCCACATCCATTTCAGTAGGCGATTCCAAATCTGGCCATTTCACCTTATATTCGGTGGGTTTGGGCAAACAACCCAAAGCAATCAACCTATCAAAAAATGGACGTATTACCAAAGGTGTCAAGTAACTTTCACGACGCCTGGAAATACGGCTGTTATGTACCTTTTTATCCTGCACCCCCGCCAACTTCCCCTCCTCTGTCCCCATAAATATCCGGTACGGTATTCCCAAAGCCATTGCTATCAACCGCACATGCCACTCCAAATGTCCTGATGGGTTGACCGCCTGTGGCTGTAAAGATTTAGCCGATACCCCAGTCAACATCAACCATCGTTGCAAACCCTGCCCCCATAAAAATAATTGGTCCTTCATACTTTCCTCATCTATTGTAGCCCCCGCCTTTTCCGCCTCTGGGGTCAATTCAAAGGAGTAACCTGGAAAACCACCTTTCCAAAACATTTCACCACTACCGCCACTGATTTTCTTAACATCCAATAAATTATTATATACAGGTTTCATCCTGGGTACACCTAACACATCACTGACGGTACGATTATCTACAAGATGAATGATGCGGGACCAATGCACTATTTTTTGTTCCGTAGTATTTGTCCCTTCAAACTTGATTTCATATCGGGTTGGAAAACCATAACGTGGATTAGTGGCAGTGGTTTCACTTTCTTTTATAGTCACCACAGATTGGTCGAATGTTTGTAAAAACAACAACTCCCTTTTTGTATCACCCTTCCCCCCATTAGCCTCAACCTCCATAACAGGTTCACTCAAGGGTTTGCCATCATTCAAACCCAACAGTATTACCCCAAATTGACCTATACCACTCAACACATCGGCACGGCTGAGATAATACCAGATGGGTAATCGTTTGAATAAAGCATTCACAGCTTTCTCAAATTCCGTCTCCTCTTTATCTTCAATTTCATAAATTTCCGGCAACAACTTCCAACATTCCTCCGGCCACACCTCCACCACCCGTTTGGCTAATCCATGTCTATCAAAAAAGCCCTTGTAATCCTCAATTGTCAAATCTGTAGGATATTGACATTCAGTATCTATATTTCTGGCTGGACTGAGCAAACGCTGTAAAAGCTCCCGCCTCAATGTAACCGCCTCATTCCTAAATACTTGCTGTAATTGTTCATTTGATGTAACTGGTTTTTGTTCTTCTGCCATAATTTAACCTTTCAAGAGTACTTTTTGCTTGTCAATCCGTGAAAAATCCCTTTTGATGTCTGCCATCCACCACCAGCCCTTACAACTGGTTTGCTCAAAAAATTAAAAGCACCACTACTGGCATCTACTTGATCTTTATACTTGCTACGTGGAAAATGCCTCAATTCATCCAGATATTCTTTATTCCATCCCCCTGGCACCATATAAACATTTCCAATGTTGACTTGGGATGCATATGGTTCAGCCCTCATTTCTTTATTACCAGAGGATTGACCCACTTTATCTACACTTACAGAATACCCAGCCAGATTACGCACAGTCCATACCGCACTATCTTTCCCACCACTCCCAGGCTCTTGCTCCACCCTTATCCTCACATCCTTCCCATCCAATTCAGCCACATCCCTAATCTTTCTCTCCCTCTCATCCACCCCCCACTGTCCTTTCACCACATTCAACACCCAATACCTCCCCTCTTTATCCTTCCCCATCTCCACCCCCGCCGTCCTGGCCCCACCATCTTTAGTACCCGCCTTATCCCAATAACGTAATCTCGTCACCCATTGTATTTTATCCGGTATTTCAGACAGGACAATCATATTTGTCTTGAACATCATACCACCTTCAGGTATAGGTTTTTGTAATACCTGGCCGGCATAACCATATTCACCCAACTGTCTCCACAAATCCTCCAAATACCCCCTGGGCATCTTAACAGGGTCAAGTAATCCATCTTTGTAATATTTTTTCAATTCAGGTGGTTTTACATCATCTGTTATTTCACCAGGCAAACATATATGTTGGATATCATCCCCACCCATATCCAACAAAGTTTGTGTAGGGTCATCCTGATGCAACCGCTGCATAATGAGGATGATAGGGGCAATACGTTTGTAAGTAGCCACCTTTCGTGTAGGCAACGTCCTGGTCATCCATCGGTTCACCGTTTTCAAATCAGCTTCAGATGCACTGCGTTCAGGGTCAATAGGGTCATCCACAAGCAAAAAATGCCCGTGCATGCCTTGAACCTGCCCCCCCACACCCACCGTGTACCGGCTGCCACCCAATGTATTTTTGAAATAGCTTTTGACATGCTGATCCTGCCTCAACACAATTTCAGGGTAACAAGCCCTATATTTCTCACTCCATATCAAATCCCTACTTTTCAAAGCCAAATCCAACCCTACACTGTCAGTATAACTGGCGGTAATAAATTGTGCACTGGGCATCCGTGTCCACACCCACGCCGGATACATAATACTACAGATGGTACTTTTAGTTGTGCCAGGGGGGATATTCACTACAATATCACCTTTTTTGGGCAACCTGTTAAAAACCCGCTCAGCAGCAGTTTGTAATACCCCACACAGATATGATATATGCCAGTTGTCAATAAATGGCTCACACAGAAAACTTTCAAAGAATTCCACCACAAACCGATAAAAACTACTCCGGCATATACTACCCACCACAGTGGCTTCATCCAATTCTAATTCATCCAATACACTCATGTCTATCATATGACAAATCCCAAAAATTTATACGGGATAAAAAATACACCCGATAGAAAATATAATAACGGGGTGGGGTAAGCTAAGCTACTGGAAAATATAGGGGATAATAAATGAACGATATATAGTCTATAAAGTAAATCCCAAAAATTGGATGAATATGAAAAACCCACCCCGATGAATAATAAATAGGGGGTATAGGGGGATAATATCTGGTTGAAGGGGAGTATCAGGAATATCAAGAATAGTACGATATATAGTCTATAAAGTAAATCCCAAAAATTTGGTAATAACCGTGGGATGGCCATTACCCCCCCTTTTACCCCCTCCCCCCCTCTATAGCGGGGTCGTCTAAAAATAAATATATACTTTATATCCATAATACATCCTATATATACTATCTATACATCTATACTATATATCCTATAATAGTATATACTTTATATCCTGAATATACTTTGTATATACTATATATCTATACTATACTTATATCCTATTCTGGTATATACTATCTATACTTTTCTTATCCATAATACATCCTATATATACTATATATCTATACTATACTTATATCCTATTTTGGTATATACTATATATCCTATTTCTATTCATTACCTGCACCCCCCTCATTATCTATTTTATCGGGTAATAGGGCCACGGGATTAGGGGATGGTATATTATCTATAACCGTACTATCGATGGCCCGCCGTCTAATAGTTTCTAATATCTTCTCGCGTACATCCATCGGTAACTCGTCTATAACTATCCTTCCTTTTATAGTAGTATTTTTATCTATCTCTATTTTCTCCCCGTACCCTCTATCCTTACACTTTGTTTTTAGCCCGTATAGAATCGCCGTTGTATCCATCGCTTTTACTAATTTATAAAATTGACTCTCTATAAAATCCTTCTTTATATCCTCTATTTCTTTTACTAACTTACCGAAATCGCCATCGTTATTTAACCACTGGTAATACAACCCTCTACTTATCCCGACTTTCCGGCAAGCCTTCGCTATAGAGAAATTATTAGATATTAGGGCGTAGATAAAAAGATATTGATTAGCTGCTTTCCCCTTATTAGCCAAAAGGCTTTCTATTTTCCCCGTATCCGTCCCCTCTTTATCATACTGATTTATCTTTTCCCAAACGGATTTTAGGTTATCGGGTAGCCGATTATAAACATAGTCTTTTATGCTTAGGTTGTTATTAGTTTTTTTCCGTATAGACTTAGCTGTCTTTATAGCCATTCTAATCTTTTTATACTTTTTTCTCCATGTTATCAAGGTTGGCTTAGTCACGCCTATAGTTTTGGCTACGGTATTTAAGGTGGCACCATCCTTCACCAAATCGTATATCGTAAAAACTAAACTATCGTTCCATTTTGTCATATATCTAATTATATCCTATATATCCTATATATTTATACCCTGATTAGGGATTTTTAGAATATACCGTTGAAACCTGAAAAAGTCAATAGGCAGGTATAGATTTATAGACGGAAAAAAGTAAAATTTCTTAAGATTTTTTGGCCTTAAAATCTTGGTTTTTAGCGTAAAAACGGGGTTTTCCAAGATTTTTTCGATATACCCTAAAATTTTCTAAAGATTTCTCTCGCCTTAGCCGATAACGTATAGTATAGTATATATAGTATAGGCTATAAAGTATAGCCTAAGCATATTTGACAAGTTTATATCGGAGGCCGGGAAGGGCGGATTTTACTACGGGGTAAGATTACGCGGTCGGCCTAAAATACCGGAAGGAATCTAAGTCGATACGCTACGGCTTACCTGGAAGTCCCGCTCCCGAAGAGGGCAGGCGGGTATCTAAGGAAACTACGGGTGGACGGCTTCCAGCTCTATTTCAACCACGCTTCGGCCTCAGGCCCGATAGGGGTTAAAATAGTATCAAGGCTGGCGGCGGGGCAGGGCGATATATCGTAAGGATTTACGGGCAAGCGGGCGATACCAAGCAGATTTATCTGCCGGCAAAAGTCCACAATATAATATAAGATATATATACTTTATATATATACTTATATTACCAATTCTCCCTTAGAAAGAAAATTAGATTAGGGCCTAATCGGATTACCCGACAAAATATATCGGGTATAGCGGTTCAACTCCGCTATAGGCTCTTGTGTTTGTAAGTAAAATATCTAATAATTATCTTATTTAAGGAGAACAAAAAATGAAAACCGAAACGAAAACCGAAACGAAAATTACGAACGCCGAAAAAAGGGTAATCTTATCCGCTATTCGGGAAAAGATAAAAATCGCCTCCGATATTCTTTCCGTCGCCACCGTCGAGGAAAATTACGAGGATGAGGTAGTTATCGATGCGATAACGGACGCGGCGTTAATCATCGAAATCGCGTATCTTAATTCGCTCGATGACGGCGGAGCGAGGATTCTTTACCCGCCGAAAGACGGGGAGGCCTACCGGAACGGGGAATAAAAGTTGAAATACCCGATAATCTATATCGGGTATATATAGGTGAAAAGCGATAACCTATACTGATGAGACTAATCGCTAAAATATCTATTTAATATCTATTTAAGGAGAACAAAAATGAGAACGTCGAGAAAAGCTCCGATTATTCAAGTCCGAACTTTGGCCGAAAGGATAATCGAAATTAGCGAAAATCCACTAAGTGAAGCAGATTTTGAAGGGAAGACGGGACGCTCTCGGAGCGAGGTATTACTATTTTTAGCGAAGACTATCCTAATGGAATTAGAATCCACCGCTAAGTCTCGCCTCTTATATATACCCGCTAAGTCAAGCATTGCCGCTAAGTCAAGCATTGCCGCTAAGTCAAGCATTGCCGCTAAGTCAAGCATCCGCTAAGTCTCCATCTGAAATAGAGGTCAGATTTATAGGTTCGACTCCTATGGAGACTTTTGTAAGTAAAATATCTAATAATTATCTTATTTAAGGAGAACAAAAATGAAGACCAAAATAAAAGACACATTAAGACCATTCACTAAACAGGATGATCGCGTTTTTTGCAGCACTAAAAAACCTTCGGATGGCTCAACACCACTTATCGGCAGGGTCAAGATAACAAATTGGCCTGATTCCGATAAAACTGATGGGTGGGATGACTTTGTGACTGTAATAGTGGATGGCCTCGGAGTATGTTTGTGTGGGACAGATGGTGTATTAACAAGAGCCATCCCAGATTTTGAAGATGCTAAGGCCATTGCATATTACATTCTCTCCACTCCCACAGATTACATCCAACTGGTAAATAGCGGCAAGTGGGAATCCATCAATCTGTAGTAAAAACCGCCCGCTAAGTCGAAATACCCGATATAGATTATCGGGTATATATAGGTCAAAGCGATGAACCTATACTGATGAGACTAATCGCTAAAATATCTAATAATTATCTTATTAAGGAGAACAAAAATGAAGACAGTAAAAACAAACCGATTAAGTGAACGTGCTATGCTGGTACACCTGCGCATTTTGAGATATGCCGGTCATACCAAAGACAATGAAGTAGTTTTGGACGTTTGTTCGCAAAAACAAGCCACTCAGGACAGCGGTGGATGGTACACCTATTTGATTCCAAAAAAGGAATTGAGTGGTGTTAATCACGCTGCTTCCCGATGTCGCGAAATCCACAATCACTATACTTTTCCATGGCTGGATGGTGGGATGCGGATATTACCATCTTTGTATTTCTTCAAATACCGCGAAGCCATCGCTACGGCCATCGCTGAGTATGATGAGGCAGTTGAGATATTTCTAACCAGATACCCAGACATTGTAACTAAGTCCAAGGAACGTCTGGGTCAACTGAACAGAATAATGCCATCGGTGAAGGAGATTCAAAGCAAGTTTGCAGTTTCACACAGCATATTTCCACTGCCTGAGACGGAGGACTTCCGTGTCAAATTGGCGGATGAGGAAAAGGAGTCTGTGAAAGCAACAATCACAGACAGTCTCAATGCCACAATGACGGCTGCGGTCAGTGCCGTTTGGGGCAAATTAGCCAAGTCTGTGGAAAAGATTGCTGCAGCCACAAAGGACAAAGACAAACAATTTCGCAATGTCCTTTTCACAAACTTGGTTCAACTGTGTGAGGATTTGCCTCAACTGAATTTTACTAATGACGTCAAATTAGAAGAGGTGAGACAGCACATCTTAACTACGCTGGCTAAATTCAATCCAGATGATGTTCGTGAAGACAGTCAAAAACGCAAGGCAGCTGCCAAAGCAGCCAAAGACGTTTTGAACAAGATGAAAGATTATGCAACTACATAGCGTGTTCTCCGACCACCGCAGGTTTCAGGCCGTTAATGGGTTCAAACCCCATCGGTGGTCTTGTGTTTGTATGTAAAATATCTAATAATTATCTTATTTAAGGAGAACAAAAATGAACCTGCAAGAAATTAAAAGCCGAGTTGAGGCACTAAAAGCCTCTCTGAAAATTGATGCTGTCGATGCCATTTATGAAGACAGCTTTGCGCTCGGCTATTTTGGCAATCAAATCCAGCATGAAATTGCCGGCCACGAAGGTTGCTTTGCCTATGCTCGTACATCGAGCAAAGCTCGCATCGAGGCGATTGTAAACATGCTTGTGAATGAAGGAGAATGTTTGGCCAAAAAAGACTAAGTCGAAATACCCGATATAGAATATCGGGTATCTACGGATAAAAGCGATAATCCGTATCGAAAAGACTAATCGCTAAAATATCTAATAAATATCTTAAAAAGGAGAACAAAAATGAATGCTAAACAAATGAAAGTTGTACTGACTAAGTGCATCAAAAACGGTTTGCCCGTGCTTATCAAAGGAGCGCCAGGTGTTGGCAAGTCTGATGTCGTGACGCAAGTAGCTGCTGAATTGAAGATGGATTTAATCATCAGCCATCCAGTGGTAAGTGACCCGACAGACTTCAAAGGTCTGCCAGGGATTGTGGATGGCAAAGCTGAATTTTTGCCGTTTGGTGATTTGCGCTCGCTAATTCAAGCCAAAAAGCCAACAATTGCTTTCTTGGATGATTTGGGCCAAGCACCAGCCGCAGTACAAGCTGCAGCAATGCAACTAATCCTTGCTCGCCGAGTGAATGGACATAAAGTGAGTGACAAGGTGGTATTTATTGCCGCCACTAATCGACGGCAAGACAGGGCTGGTGTAACAGGCATCCTTGAACCTGTTAAGTCCAGATTTGCCACCATCATTGAGTTGACACCAGATTTAGACAGCTGGTCTGAGTGGGCGTTGGCTAATGATGTTCCACCGCAGATTTTGGGCTTTTTGAATTTTCGCCCAAATTTGCTTTGCACCAATGAAGCAACAGCCGATATTGTGAACCATCCGTGCCCACGTACTTGGGCTTTTGCAAGCAAATTAATCCAAATTGATTTGACGGATATACAAAGTCTGGCTGGAGCTTTGGGCGAAGGTTGTGCGGTTGAGTTTGTGGGATTTATGCGAGTGTTCGACAGTTTGCCGAACATTCAAACAATCCTATTAGACCCAGAAAATACCACCATCCCAAATGAACCTGCCGCTATGTATGCTGTGGTGTCCGCCTTGGTTAATCGAGTGTCCGACAAGACATTCAAAGCCATAGTTACATATGCTGACCGTTTGCCAGCTGATTTTGGCACGCTGCTAATCCGTGATTGTGTTAAGTCCAATCCAAACATTCAAAACACTGCTGCTTTTGGTCAATGGGCCATCAAGCACGCTAATTTGCTAATATGAGGTGTACAATGAATGCTATGGAAATTATGACTAAGGCCAGAACTCACTTGTTGCTTGACCATCCATTTTTTGGATGCTTGGCCATGCGATTAAGTCTGGTTGAGGACAATCAGTTTGAAACAGCGGGGACAGATGGCAAGGAATTGAGATTCAATTCACAATTCATTCAATCATTACGATTGAATCAAGTGGTTGGATTGTTTGCTCACGAGGTTATGCACTTGGCTTTGGGGCACAACTGGCGGCAAGGCACACGTGAACATGAACGGTGGAACAACGCTGGCGATTACGCCATCAATTCCAATCTTGTCCGCACTGGGATTCACCTGCCGGATGGTGCTTTGATTGCTTATCAGTTTGACAAAATGAGTGCAGAAGAAATTTACACTTATCTTCCGTCCAATCCAAACCAAAATCAAAGCTCCGGCTCAAGCCAAACGTCTGATCCAGGTGGTTGCGGGGCAGTATTACCCACACCCAATGATTCTCAACTGGATGAGACTAAGGCAGAGTGGAAGACAGCAGTGGCTCAAGCCATACAATTTGCTGGCATCGGTAATTTGCCTGCGGATTTGGCTCGCCAATTACAATCGGTGATTGACCCATCGTTGCCATGGTATGTATTGCTGCGTGATTTTGTAGAACGCTCAGCGCGCAACGATTTCACTTGGCAAAGGCCAAATGCTCGCTACATCAATCAAGGCATTGTTCTGCCAGGATTGATTAGTGAAGAGTTGCCTGAAGTGATTGTGGCTGTTGATACCAGTGGCTCAATTAGTCAAGCCCAATTGGATTCTTTTGCGGCTGAGGCCAGTGCGGTGCTTAGTGCTTACAAAACAACAATCCGTGTGATATATTGCGACAACGAAGTACAAGGCGAGCAAATCTATCAAACAGATGATTTGCCCATCCACTTATCACCGAAAGGTGGTGGCGGGACAAAGTTTGACCCTGTGTTCCGCTATGTAAACGAGAATGGATATACACCATCCTGCGTGATATATCTGACGGATTTGTTGGGGCCCACACCCCAATGTGAGCCAGAATGCCCTGTACTTTGGGTAAGTACAAAGCCAGGCAAAATGCCCTTTGGTACAGTGATTCAACTGAATTGAATGTCGAAATACCCGATAATCTATATCGGGTATATATAGGCTAAGGCGATAACCTATACTGATGAGACAATCGCTAAAATATCTAATAAATATCTTAAAAGGAGAACAAAAATGGAACTATGGACTAAAACACGATGGACTCGCTTGCGAAAGAAATCGAAAATAATTCAAACGGGTGGGATTGAAGGTTCACAAATTTACAATCTCATAATCGAAACACCCGAAGGCAAACACCTGGCTGGAGACTTGATATGGGATGGGTGGGCAGAGCTTGTGCAAGTCTGGACGCCAACACCACAAGAATACAAGCAAACGTAAGGAGAACCAAAATACATCCGCTAAGGCTCGCTAAGGCTCGCTAAGGCTAACATTTTTTAAGGAGAACAAAAATGAACAACAATAATATAGAAATGACGTATTGTGATTGTGTTGATTTGATACGCAAAACAGTTTGGGATTTCATCGCTAAGTACAACAAACATCCCGATGAGTTTGATGAACTGATGAGTCAGGCTAATGAATACTTTATGACCGCATACAACACGCATGATAAAACGCGAAGCTCATTTACCACGTGGTTGAGGGTAAGGGTATGGTACGGATTAGTGATGGCTAATGGCAAAGAAATGAAACACACTCGCAATCAATCCCGTCCACCACGCCCAACAAATCATCAAGACAACATAGGATTATTGGATTTGATAGACAGTTTGAATGAGGATGCCAAAAATCTAATCTTGCTGGTACGAAGTGTGCCAGCAGATTTGGACCAGCTGTTTCATCGTGCACACCGCAAACCCGCACGCAAGTATGTCTTTCAATACTTGAAAGATTGTGGATGGACGCGGAGTGAGATATTGAATGCTTTTTCAAGTTTGAAATGCCTATTACAATAAAAAAGGGGGACAAAATGGAAACCGACAAGAAGGAACAAATTGTTTATCTACATATTTGCTTTTTTTGTAACAAACGCTGGTGGACACCTAACAAAGTTGCTAATTGTCCCAAATGTTCCCATCAGCATATTTGGTTCAGGGGGACAAGTAAAATAGTTGATGTAAAAATGGAGGTACAAAAATGACTTCATTAAACCGACCAGTTAAGCGTACAAACGCTGGGATGGTGCGTGAAGGCGGTAAGATGAGGGCCATTATCATTACCATCCGGCCACCTAATATTATTGGATTCAGGGCAAAGGGATGTCACAAGGAGTATCAACTGACTACAGAGGCTTGTTACATTATGGCTGTACGAGCCCAGGTATTGGATTTACAAAAACAAAAGAAACTCAAAAGAAGACACAAAGGAGAACAAAAATGAAAAACATATCAAAAAATTGTAAACAGGAGGGGACAATAATCTCCAAAGCACTCGAACCTTTGGCAGTAGAAGCAAGGAAATATAAGACAGTAGAGGAATTTGAGGAAAAATTATGGGAGATAAAACAATGGGGCGAACAAAGACATAGAACGTCCGGTTTTCCTCAATTAAGCGCAATGCCTGGAGAAGAGGAACGATACAATAAGTGGTATGAAAATTTATCACCAGAAAAGAAGGCATTAGAAGATTTATACGTTTCTTATAGAAACGTTCCCAATAGGGGAATTACCATATCAGATTTTTACAAGCAAGCCAAGCAAGCCCCTGCGCCAGAGGGGATAATTAAAGTAGGTGATACAATCACAAATGGAATGGTACGTGGCAAGGTTATTGGTGAAGGCTCTATCAAATTTGGCAAAAGTCCATTGCCTGCCTACAAAGTCAAAATCCTCACCGGCCATGAAAAAGGTACAATTTCATTGATGATTAAAACCGACTCAAAGTTAGTATCAAATGATGCCTTTGTACAGCAGTACGGCAGAAAGAAGAAATGACCAAACTATATCCATTTCAAAAACGTGGTGTCCGCCAAATAATCCGATTTGGTGGACGTGTGTTGTTGATAAAATATAAAATATCTCTTGACCTTTTCCTATACCCATTATAGTATTGGGTTTTGGTAAAAAGAACATTCATTATTAGAAAGGAACAAAAAGATGCCAAGAGGTATTTATCCAAGGACAAAAAATCAATTGAAAAATGCGAAGAAAAATCTTGCAATGGGTCGTACTCCCAAAGCACGAGAAAAAGCAAGACAAAAAATGATTGAGAAGGCAAAAAATATAGAATGGAGAAAGTTAGTATCAGAACAAACTAAAAAGGCCATGCATCAACCAAACATACGAAAAAACCACCTGAGAGGACTGTTCAAAGCAAGAGCAAAATATGGTATCAATTTTAAGGGAGGTAATGGACAAAAGCCAACCCCTATTATAGAATTAGCTAACAAATTATTTAGTCAATGTGGATTTGAAAGAGAATATGTAATAGAAACAAAAATAATAAAACAAAACTTTGAAAATATACCAGATTCATATAAAGCTGATTTTTGTAATCCCAAACAAAAGTTGATAATAGAAATGGATGGACCTTGCCATCGGCCCAGGAAACAAAGAAAACTGGATAGAAAAAAGACAAAAGTATTAAAAGCTCTTGGTTGGCGGGTTGTGAGGTTGAAACATCAATGACAAAATTATTTTCGTACCAAAAAGAATCTGTAAGACAGATCATACGGTTCAAAGGAAGAACTTTACTTGCGTTAGAAATGGGTTTGGGTAAGACTTTAGTGGCTCTGTCTTATCTTCGACAACAAACGGGGACAATCCCTGCGATGGTTGTCTGTCCTGCATCGGCTAAGTGGGTATGGAAAAACGAAATCAAGAAACATACCCACTTCAAAAGTCAGATTCTAAATGGCAAATCGCCCAGGCCCATCCAATGCAAAGACATAACCATTATAAACTATGATATTTTACCACAATGGAAAGATGTTTTGAAAGGGATGAATCATCCTACAATGATATTAGATGAGTGCCAATACATCAAATCCTGGCAGGCCAAGCGCACTAAGGCTGTGATAAGTCTGGGCCGAAACAAACCTCACATCCTTGCGTTAAGTGGTACACCTTTGACTAATAGGCCAAAGGAATTATATAATGTATTACATTTGTTGTTGCCTGAAAGGTTCACCTCATTTGTCCCATATGCTTGGCGGTTTTGTAACAGACGGATAACACCTTGGGGATGGGATGATAATGGGGCAAGCCATTTGGATGAGTTGCATAATATACTCAAAGAGACATGTATGATTAGGCGTTGCAAAAAACAAGTGTTGTCTGAATTACCGGACAAACAACGCAGTGTAATTTTGTTGCCTGTTAATCTGACCGAATATCGTAGGGCTGAAGATGATTTTATCAACTGGTTAGCTGAGCAGGATGTCGCTAAGGCTGAAAAAGCTAAGCAAGCAGAGGCTTTGGTCCAATTGGGTTATTTGAAACGATTGGCCGCTAAGTTGAAGATGAAAGCAGTGATGGAATGGATGGATGACTATTTTGAATCAACTGACGCTAAGTTGGTTGTTTTTGCATATCATAAATCCATAATCCAAACTTTGCATCAACAATACAAAAAATTCAGTGTGGTATTAGATGGGAGGACATCTCAGGCGGGAAGGATACAAAGCATCCAAAAATTTCAAGAGGATAAACAAACCCGTTTGTTTATAGGTCAGTTAATTGCAGCAGGCACAGCTATTACCCTGACCGCAGCATCGACAGCCGCGTTTGTAGAATTAGATTGGGTGCCAAGCAACCATATACAAGCAGAGGACAGGTTGCATCGTATAGGTCAAAAAGCCCATACCCAAATATATTATATAGTTAGTAAAGATACTATTGAAGAAGATTTGTGTAATATAATTCAAAAGAAAGCAAAAACGATTACATCTGTATTAGATGGTCGAAAAAGAAAAGATGAATTAAATATCTTTGATAAATTGAAGAACATTATTTATGAAAGGAAAAACAATGGATAACAAGCCAAAAAAATCAGACCAGACAATGTCAACTATTTTCATCAAGAGCATCCCACGTACACTAAAAAGTAGTTTCAAAGCATACTGTGCCAGACGGGATAAATCGATGACACAAGTCTTGCTCCGGTTTATGCGGGATAGTGTGACCAAGAATGAACCTGCAAGTAAATAAGCTCCGGAGCGGTCTTTGTTTTTGCCGAGGCTAAAAAGGCGTCCAAGATGAAATTCATCGATATACTTGAAGAAAATAATATCCCTACAGCACCACAGGGACATCATCATCGGACACAAGGATGGATACAATTTGATTGTCCATTTTGTGGGCGGGATAGTGGACGATTCCATATGGGATATAATCTGGGTGGGGGGTTTGCTAATTGCTGGCGGTGTGGCCCCCATTCACTTTATCAAATCCTGCAGGAATTGACAGGGTTACACCACAACAAAATAAAATCCATAATCTCACAATTGGATGAAGTTGTAATGGAGGATGAGGAGAAAATACATCACACCCTCATCCTCCCCTCCCACTTAGGCCCACTTGGTACAACCCATATAAGATATATCAACAAACGCCATCTACATCATCTTGACTTGGAACGATTATGGCAAGTGCAGGGCATAGGGTTTTTTGGCAGATTGAAATGGCGGTTGTTCATACCTATAATCTACAAAGGACGGATGGTCAGTTGGACTACACGTACCATTGGTGAAACAGGATTGAGATATATTAGTGCTCAACCTGGACAAGAATTAATGCCACACAAGACCTTGTTGTATGGACAAGATTATGTAAGGCATACCGTCATTGTTGTGGAAGGGCCGATGGATGTTTGGGCTATTGGACCTGGGGCTGTGGCTACATTTGGGACGGCTTATACCAAAAGTCAGGTGGCTAAGTTGATAGAAATTCCACGCCGTATTGTTTGTTATGACAATGAACCAGAGGCTCAAAAACAGGCCCAAAAACTCTGCAACGAATTGGGGGGATTTGGGGGTGAAACTATCAATGTTGTTTTGAATAGCAAAGACCCAGGTGAAGCAAAACCGGCTGAATTAAATCTATTAAGAACATTTTTAGAAAGATGAACAAACAAAGACACAATGTTTTGAAAGGAGAACAACAAATGAACGAAGCACCAGAAAGAATATGGCGACCGGCGAAGAGTCAACGATTTAAGGGCAAACTGCTTGATACTGATATTGAGTACATCCGAGTCGATATAGCCAAAGCCGAGAGCGAGCGATTGAGAGGATTACTATTACAATGTATTCCAGCCTTACGAGAATCCAAAAGAGACGTAACGCTTTTACCGGAAGTTGAAATAGCTACAATGTTTTGAAAGGAAAATGAAAAATGTTTATCTGTCGAGAATGTTGGGGCGTGAAACGCGATGGTTTTTCCACCACGATTTATGCGACTTGCGATTTATGCAACAAAGAAACAGTGTGCAACGACATAGCTTACGGTTTGGTCCCTTCAGATATTTTGGTCAGATACCGTACTGTGGTAAGAGACGAACTCGTATGTAAACTTCAAGCTGAGAACGCGCGGCTCAAAGAGAAACTCGTCCAGAAGATGAAAATCATATGTTTGTTAAGTATTATTGGACTTTGTTTAAGTATTATTGGACTTTGTTTGATGGGTGGATGTACCAAAGCTCAATGGGAAAGATGGAATGACCCTTTTGCTACTCAGAGGGAATGGGAAAATAGCCGGATGATGGAAACATTCCGGATAAGAGCGATGGAAGAAGAGGCACGGGATTTGAAATGTAGCAAACCCTATTTGAACATAGAAAAGGCCATTCAAAATAGTGAAATCAAAGTAGGAATGTCCCAAAGGGAAGTTTTCAACCTATATGGAAGGCCCATCGGGGATAGTTATACTGGAGATTGCATAAATAGTAGTGTTGGGGTTTGGGGTGTATATGAACAAGTCACATACACCAGATATCAAGGCCCAGACTATAATCGTAAATACATCTATCTGTATTTTGACAATTATGCACTCACCGGATGGCAAGATTGAAAAAGAAAAATTTTTAGAAAATTAAAAGATTTTTCTTTACCTAAAACCGTATGGGCAATAATATATACGGCGTTCGCAGTACAAAAACAAAGTTAGAATAGAAGCAAAAAGGTAAAAGTGGTATCTTATTATTTTTGACTATGGCCGCCCATTGTAGCTTCTATTTTAATAGGCGAACTACAATGGGCGGCGTTTTTATTGGAAAAGGTATATAGGATGACAAAACAAAAACCCTACCAGACAAAAGACTACAAAAAGCATCCCCCTGTTATTAACATAACCAAAACAACTATGGATATTTTGAAGGAGAGAGAAAAAAGTGGGGAATTAATGGGATTATATATATGGTATTGTTATGTAACTATTTGGCAGAATACCACGACCATTTGGGCTGGAGTAAAATATATGAGTGCCTTGACCAAATGGTCTATGGAAAAGATACGACAATTGAGGAAAATTTTGTTAGATATTGGTTTGATTGAAGATGTACAAAATCGAGAGGAAGGCGGAAATTTTGGCAGACGATATGTACGTGTGCATTACATATCCGCACTCTCAACCACCGTCGTACCGAAAACCCGTAGTACGGCAAACCGTAGTGCTAAGTACTTAGTAAGAGATAAGAAGTGCTTAGGAATAAATAACTATCGTCAGCCACAAAAAGTGGCTGGTATAAATAATAAAAATTCTTTGGTAGGAAAAGACAACTCATTCATTACCCGCCATGCTGAGAAATTACAAAGATTACTTAATATCCGTAGTAGATACCACCCTGTTACAATAGCCACCTGGTCCAAACAAATATCTTATTTACTTCATCATGATAATATATCACCCAAACGATATGCCCGTGTAATTCGATGGTACTTGAAAAACAAAGATACCTATGACTATTGTCCCCAAATTCGTAAGGCCACCGATTTGGTGGACAAATTCTTAACCATAGAACAAATGATGAAAAAACAAACCAAAGTCAAGCATAAAGAAGACAACATACATTACCATGATGATCCAGACCCACGTAAGGCAGGATATTTTGATGATAGTTTGGGGGATGACTAATCGTGAAGATACAGCACCAAACATTTGATGAGGAGCGGGTGGTGTTGATAGGCATGATAGTAGATAAAACTGTTTTGGGTAGAATATCAACCAAATGGCAGCCACCCATGTTTTTATCACCACATGCTAACAAGGTGGGTCAATGGTGTATAGATTATTTTCATCAATATGAAAAAGCCCCAGGCCGACACATTCAATCCCTATATGAAAGTTGGGCTGTTGATAGTCGAAACAAAGACAGTACAGAAATAATAGGTTCATTTCTTGACAGTCTAAACAAACAATATAAAAGGCTGTCCCAAGATAGCAATAGTCAATATGTAGTGGATTTGGCTGCCAAGCATTTTAATCGGGTGAAGTTGAATCAACTGACAGATGCTATAAGTGGGGATTTAATTCAAGGTAAGACAGACAAAGCTGTAAGCAGAGCTTTGAATTACCATAAGGTGGAAATGGGTGTGGGTGAGGGGATTAAGGTTTTTCAAGATAAGGATGTTATATGTGAGGCGTTTGAAGAGAGTCATGAACCATTGATAAAGTACACAGATGGATTGGGTAAGTTTTTTGGGGATACATTAGAGCGGGATGGATTCATAGCATTTCAAGGCCCAGAAAAACGCGGCAAATCTTTTTGGTTGTTAGATGTGGCATTTCGAGCGGTGATTCAAAAACGCCGTGTAGCCTTTTTTGAGTGTGGGGATTTAAGCCGCAATCAAATAATGAGACGATTTATGGTACGAGTATCACGCCAACCGCTATATCCTTGCGATGTACGTTACCCATTGTCTATCAAACACAAACCCAAACGACCACCAATTATCCGTACAAAACATAAACATTACAAAAAGGGATTGACTTGGCGGGCATCCTATAAAGCGTGTAGGATGATTACCAAACACCGCAAACTCAAGGATGCTTTACGATTATCCGTTCATTTTAATGATACTTTGAATGTTGAAGGTATTAGGGGGATGTTGGAGGAGTGGGAGAGGGATGGGTGGATACCGGATGTGATTGTGATAGATTATGCCGATATTCTCAATATGGACCATACGGGTTTGGAGGGGCGGGATAGGATAGATTACACGTGGAAACAATTGAGACGGTTGAGCCAGGAAAGACACTGCCTTGTGGTAACAGCCACCCAAACAGCTGCACGTGGATATGATGTATTGACACAAAGCCAAAAACATTTTAGTGAAGACAAGCGTAAAAATGCCCACGTGACTGGGATGGTGGGATTGAATCAGACGGTGAAGGAGAAAGAAAAGGGTATTATGAGGCTCAATTGGATTGAGTTGCGTGAAGGGTGGTATAGCGAACGGCAATGTTGTTATGTAGCCACTTGTTTTGAGTTAGCTAATATGGCTGTGAAAAGTTGTTTCTAAAATGAGATGAACAATAATATAGTGAAGAAAGGTGATTAAGTGCTATTAGATTACCCTATAAAACCGTCGAATCTATTGCTACCGCAAGCTACAGCCTGCGAAGTACTTGCGGGAGGTATAAAACCCCGTACTTTTAATAATCGCCTGTCTAATCGTCGCACGGTAGTAGATTCACAAATAGAATTGATGAAAGGAGATTGAAAATGAGAACGTGGGAAGATTTTGTTGAAGATATGATAAGTCAAGGCCGGTCATTGAGACAAATATATGCAGTTTGTTTGGGTACGCATTGGTGGGATAATTGTCAGGAGATAATGGATAGGGCCAGACAGTTGAGAAAATTTTTCAAAAAACCGAAAAAATAATCATTGAATTACAAGATGATTAGCAATAATATAACAGTGAAACATATTTATCAACTTTTTATGATATGAAAGGACAAGAAAATGGCAAAGGTAATGAAAGTAGAAAAGAGTAAGGCTGTGGCTTTGTTTGTGGCGATGGGCTTCAAGACTGCCGGAAAGTGGGATGCTGAAAAGCTGACCGAAAAGATTAACCTGATTGAGGATGCCCCAGAAAAGCCGCTGGAGGATGAGGCTTTGGATGGCCTTTTGGATGAAATCCTGGGGGCAGCGGGGGACATCGTGGTTGTGGACGACGAGGCCGAGGGTGACGAAGAGGAAGAGCCTGAGGCCGATGATGAGGATGAAAAGCCCAAAAAGGGCAAAAAGGACAAAAAGGCAAAGGCAACCAAAAAGCCTGTGAAGAAGAACCTGAACCGAATCCACGCCGTCACGGACATTTTGAGAAAGCTGAAGAAGAGTGGTGCTACAGCTGAGGACATCATCAAAGCAGCGGATGATGCCTATGTTGCAGATGGTGGCAACAGCAATCTGAAAGAAGCCGGATACAGCACTCACAGGGTCATTCAGGTAATGGAACGGCTTGGGATGGTGTCTGTGGAAGATGGTAAAGTCCGTCCGGTCAATCCTGTCTAAACAGCACAGCGGGGATTTTGATGAAACGATACCAAAGTGCAATTGGGGTAAGGGGTGATTGTTTATATTGCCCCTTGCCTTTGTCTATTGATACCTATTGGAATTGTGAACCTGATTGTTATCATTGTTATAGCCGCCGCCTTAATCGGATATGGGGGATGGATTTGCGGCCTGCTGACCCTGATGCTATCGCCCACAAATTACATAATGGATTGAAATGCAAAAATCCACGTAGTAGTTTGGCTTGGGCTTTATATCATAAGAAAACCTTGCGGGTGGGAAATCGTACAGACCCATATCAACCAGCTGAATTGAAACATCAAGTTACTCATCAGGTATTAAATATCTTGATTGATTTGAAATGGACGTTTGTTATTCAAACGCGATTTACAAATAATATGTCTAATGATGAAGAGGCCATACTCAAAGCAAAGGATAAACAACTCATTACTTTGCTGCCCATTATTAGTCCAGGGGGGGAGTGGGATAGGACTGTTTTGGAAAAAGGGGCAACACCATCAATTCATAGCCGATTACAAATCATCCGTCGATATATCAAAAAAGGTGTGCCTGTAGGTGTGGGGGGTGAACCTTTCATTCCTGGTTTGCATACGCCTAAAATGTTTGAAGATACTTTGAAGTCATTAAAATCAGTAGGGGTAAAAAGTTATAATACATATAATTTGCATTTCAACGACCATGTAGCCAAACAACTGGTTGGTATTGGATTAGATATTGAAAGGATTTGGCATTATAATCAGGACAAACAATGGCGTCCAATTTTGCATAGGTTGTGCGAAATGGCTGATAGGCTGGGGATAGTATTGGGTTGCCCGGACTTTGTCAACGTACCGTACAGTTATACAACAAAATCTAACACTTGCTGCGGTATATCGGTAACAAACCCCAGCCGATTTAACACAGACACTTGGCGAAGGTTGTTGATGGATGGGAAAAAACCAGGATGGGTGTTGAAAAAGACGTGGGAGGGGATTGGGAATAAGGAGATGGGATGGAAAATCTTGTTTGGCAAACCGTGTGAATTTTATACGATGAAAGATGCAGGGATTATATGAAAAGAAGAAAAGACCGGATATTACCAAAAGATAAATGGAAATTTGATGATGCTGTTGCTAATTGTTTTGATAATATGTTGGAACGTAGCATACCTCAATATGAAGTAATGAGGAAGGCGGTTGTTGATATTGCTTGTGAATTTCAATCGGATAATACTTGCATTATGGATTTGGGAACGTCTTTGGGGGGGAGTTTATCTCCTCTGATAGAAAAGTTTGGAAATAGAAATCATTATGTAGGGATGGAAATGTCTATTCCCATGATTGAAAAAGCGAATCGAAGATTTGAAAAAGAGGTAAAAGAGGGGTATGTAATAATAAAAGAACATGATTTAAGAAAAGGGGTGCCCCAATCCCCCACGTGCATTGCTATGTCTATATTGACAATTCAATTTACACCAATAGAATATCGTCCTCATATCATTAGTTCTGTTTTTGAAACACTAATATCTGGTGGGGTTTTCATTTTGGTAGAGAAGATATTGGGTCAGACAAGTCATATAGATAAGTTGATGACCAAATTGTACTATAATATGAAAGGCAAGGCTGGGTATTCTCAAAAACAGATAGAGAGAAAACGATTGAGTTTAGAAGGAGTGTTGGTGCCTGTGACGGCTAAGTGGAATGAAGAGCTTTTGTGTTGGGCTGGATTCAAAGAGGTGGAATGTTTCTGGCGATGGATGAACTTTGCGGGATGGGTGGGGATAAAAAGATGAAAGATTTATGGATATGTCAAAAATGGAAGATGAAAAATGTGGGGAGCACTTTGTCGGAAATTATCGAAGTGGGAGGAAAGAGGACTGTCTGGCATGAACATAGAATTAAACACCTAAGTGAAAATGTATGGTGTTTATATCAAGCACTTCAAATAGTGGGGGGTGTAAAATCAGTGATAGACCTTTGTGCTGGAATAGGATTGTGGGCGAAGGTGATAGAACAGGAAATAAAACCTTTGCGATTGACTTTGATAGATTTGGATTATGCTTGTTGTGAAAGATTGAAAACACAATTTCCAACAGCTGATGTTCTCTCAGATAATTATTGGAACATATCTTGTAGAGGTTATGATTTAGTTTGTATGGATGTTACTATTAGCACGGCTCATAGGATATTTGATAATAATCCTGATATTCCATTAATGAAAGTGTTGGGGGAAGGAGTTACTTGGATCATAATATCGGATTGTGCTGCCCCTAAATTACACCTCAACAAAAAATCTTATGAAAATGTACTTAAAGGTGAAATTGATTCTTATGAAGACTACATAAGATTATATTCAAAAAGACTTTTGAACAAAACAGGAAAATCCATTCATACCGTTTTTCTAAGTGGCGGTTCTAAACGTCCACATTCAAGTTACTTTTTAATCAAAAATGATGCGAGAGATTTTGAGATTAAAAGGGTAGAGAATGTTCCTGAATCTTCTTTTTATCGGGGGGATTTATTGAATGATTAAAATTGATACTCCCGTAGAAAGTCACTATATAAAGGGGAGGGAGATTTGGGTGAAAAGAGAAGATTTATGCACCCAAATCCCAGGCCCACCTTTTAGCAAATGTCGGGGATTGTATCCTCATATGAAAAGGTTGCGGGATGAAGAGAAAGTACATATAGTGGGTTATGTTGAAACACCCATATCAATGGCTGGATGGGGTGTGGCTTGGTGTGCTAAGGCTTTGGGAATGACTGCGGTAATATATGAACCCCAATATAAACATGGCGCACCAAAAATGTTGATTAAGCATAAACAACATTGGGAAAAGTTTGGAGTGATAATCGAACATATCCCAGCAGGCATGACTTGTATTAATCAACACATAGCCAAAAAACATTTGTTGAAAAAATACGGTGCCAAAACACATTTGTTACCCATAGGGATACCTTCAATAGAAACGGTGGAAGAAACAGCTGCCGAATGGCGGAGGACAATATACCAATATGGTAAATTTGAAAATGTTATCGTTCCTGTAGGCAGTGGTACCATTTGTGCAGGTGTATTAAAGGGGATGTTACCTGAAGATGGGTGTTTGACTGGAGTAATGGTTTATTCTAAAAACATTCCAAAAAAATTCAAATCCATTTGTAATAAAGCGGGCAAACAAAATCTTCCCTTGTTAGAAAACAATCTTAATTTTAGATTGATTGATCCTGGATGGAGTTATACAGAAATGGCAACCATACAAGCACCATTCCCTTGCCACCGATATTATGATTTGAAAGGCTGGCAGTGGTTATTAGAAATGTTGCCTACAATGAAAGATAGAGTGTTGTTTTGGAATATAGGCTCAGAAGGTCAATAAGCAATAATATCTTATACGGTTAAGTTAATAGGATTTTATTTTAATGAATTACTACGAGTTGAGAAAAGCTGTGGCTCAAGTCATCCCGCATAGTCACCGGATTACGGGGGAGAGGATGAGAGTACGGGCGGTGAAAGAAAAGGGACGCAAAAGTGGATATGCTGAGTACAAATTGTCTCAACAGGAGTGGGTAAAACAAGAGCGGTTGTTAAATGTAGATGAAGTGAGTAGTTTTATTGAAGTTAGTTGCAGGGCACAGGCTTGCCCAATGCCATTAAACATCGACATTTGGGATGGATTGATTTGTCCCTACAATTGTTGTTATTGTTTTGCTAATAGTTTTAGGGCATCTTTGTACACAGCATTTTTTGATAATAGCAAAACTATGGGTATGCGGCATTGTAACACTGCTAAGTACAAAAAGGATTTGGACAAACTATTCCTTCAATATCGTGGTAAAAATTCTCATGACATAAACAATCCTGTTGCTAAGGCTATAGCTATAGGAATACCTATACGATTTGGCATCCGGTTTGAGGATTTTTTGAAGCAAGAGGAGAAAAGCGGGGTGAGTTTGGAAATGTTGAAATACCTTGCTAAGTGCAAATATCCTTTGATGGTCAATACCAAGTCTGTATTGATAGGTCATGAAGAATATGTTCATGCATTAAGTCATAACAAAGGCAAAACGGCAGTACATATCACTTTAATAAGTAGTAACAATGGTTTGTTGAAGGCTTTAGAACCTGGGGCACCATCCTATGAGGATAGAATAGGGGCTATGAAAAATTTGGTGTCTGCTGGGGTGAGGGTAGTAGCCAGGATTGAACCGTGGATGCCTTTTGTGAATGACGACCCTGACCATACCGAAAAATATATGCAAGATTTGAAAGATATTGGGGTAAAACATTTGACCTTTGATACATACTCCTACAGCGCCAACAATCCAGGTATTGCCCAGGCTTTCCGAAATCTCAATATGGATTGGGATAGGATTTTCTCCATGGGTTGTGAAAGTCAAGGTTTTGGCAGCATCCTGTTAGGTTACTATATGAAATTGTGGCAAGACAAAGGATTTCATTGTTCAACTTTCGATATGGGTAATATGCCCACTAATTCTCAATCTATCTGTTGTGAAGTGGGGGATTTGTTTGAAACTACGGGTGGCTTTAATTACGGTTGTACTGTGATGGCTGCCAGATATATCATTGGTAAAAAAGGTTCATCGGTAAGTTGGGGGGAATTTTGTGCCCATGTAAATAAACATGGTGGATTTTTGTCCAAAGCCTTAAAAGATGAAGTATTATTGTTATGGGACTTTTTGGGTAAAGATGCTTATAGTCATGGTTGGAGTGCGGGGATGGAAATAGATGGGTGTGATGAAAATGGACATATGGTGTGGAAATATAATTCCGATTTAGATTTTCGTCAAGATTTGTTAAAAGGAGTAGGCATTGAGTTACAAAGCTAATAAACGCATTGAAGATATATTTGCTCATGCGGTAGCATTACAACAAAATGGACGTATGCGCAATACTATATATTGTAGAAAAAATTATATTTATATCTTGAATCAAGATGATACAATTTTGCTACGATTTTGTTTAAGGCTCAGTGAGGTAGTATTTGCTCATCCAGTATCTTTTTATGCTAATGATTATGATAGCAACAAGTTTTATGAAGAGGATGGAAAAATCCATTTTGTAATTGAAAATGAATTTCATCAAAGAATCAAACAATGTGGGACACCTAAGCGAAATCCCTTGCAGGTTCATAAATTATTTCAACAAATAAAACCGTTGATGGAAAATGCTGTGGATATAGGGGAATCTCTATTAGGATTTCTTGATGAGGATTTGACCCATATAGAATTTTCTGCTTCAAAAGGCAAACTCAAGATTGTCCAACGTAATATCTATACAGGTTCAATAATAACCATCCAGGAAAAAACAGGGCAAGAACAAGGATTGGTACAAATATCCCCCCATCTAAAAGATTTTGTCCCAATAGCTATTCGTACCAAAGATTTTTTAGCCTTGTTTAGTTTTGCCAATATTGTATCCTTTTGTTTTGGTGATCATTATATATGGGTAGAAAATAAAGACCATAAAATACCTTTTATGGGTATAATAGGATTATGTAGATATAATGAGTTGCAAGGATGAAAGATTTGTTGGGACAACCCATTTCTCTTAAATTGCGTGAGAGGTATGTTGAACCACCTTTCACAGTTTTATCCACTTACTCTTCCTTTTGGATAAATCGACGGCGACAATGGTTGCGTTTGGGCATTCAAAGTGAATTGGGACGGACAAGTTCTACATTTAGTGGAGGATTGCCTAATTTCATAACCAAAACCAAAAAATCAAAAAGTTTGAAACAACGTACTTCTATTTTTGATCCAGTTTTGTGTGAATTAATATATCAGTGGTTTTGTTTTGAAAATGGAAAAGTGTTGGACCCATTTGCGGGTGGAAGTGTGCGGGGGATTGTAGCGGGATATTTGGGTTATCCCTATGTTGGGATAGAATTGAGTGAACCCCAAGTAAAAGCTAATGAGAAACAGGCCCATCATATTCTATCATCAAACATAAAAACATATCCACAATGGATAGTGGGGGATGCTGAAACCGTTTTGCCCACATTAAAAGAAAAAGTATCACTAATTTTTTCCTGTCCACCTTATATGAATTTGGAAAAGTTTAGTAATCATCCAGAGGATTTGAGTAATATGGATGATGAGCATTTTATTGCTAAATATAACCGGATTATACAATATGCCTGCAAATTGTTAAAACCAAATGGTTTTGCTTGTTTTGTGGTGGGGGATTTGCGAGATAAAAAAGGATATTTCAAAGATTTCCCCATGATAACTAAGCAGGCTTTTTATGGGTGTGGTTTGAAATTGTACAATGAAGCTATTTTGTTAAACAGTTTGGGTAGTGCTGCTATACGGGCTAAGTGTCAGTTTGATAGAGGGAGAAAGTTGGTGAAGGTACATCAAACAGTTCTGGTTTTCAAAAAGGTAAAGGATTGATTATGGGTGGCAAAAGTCGCAAATCAGGCGGTATTAGTAAAACACTGGTTCAACGTCTATCCCGTGAACATCGACAAAATCAAAAGGTGAAAAAAGATGAACGAATATCTACAAGCAGTGGAAAAAGCCGGTCAAAACCCCAACTTTTGGATGAGTGAAGAATACATCCAAAAAGCTAATTTGGTTTGGGTATATGAAAATGAACTTTTAGGATATAAAATGAATCCAAAAGATGATGAATGGTTTTTTCCACCTATTGATAAAGATAGACAATTTGATTTGAAAAGGAACATTTTCTGCGGATTTGTTTTATCAGATTCAGATTGTGAGGAAGGTTCATTTTTGGATTTTCAATTTTTCTACAATCCCCCAGCATTTCTATCAATGCAAGGTAGTCATTGGGATGTGTTTCGTAAAAACATTCGCAAAATTCCCAAACGTACCAAAGGTGAATTAATATATAAACCAATTTGTGGAAAAAGTTATTCTCAAGAAATATCCCAACTGATAATTGAGTGGTCTGACAGAATGGGAGAAGTGCAAGACCATATAGTTTGTATCAAATATGCTTTGAGTGGATGCAATCGTTGGGGTTTGTTTTTGGAAAACCAATTGATAGGATTAAATGTTTGGGATGAAAATTTTAAGTATATCAATTTTCGTTATTGTATAGATAATGGGATGCCTTTTCTACAAGAATATCTCCGTTATCGTTTTTATCTTCGTATTATGCATATTCAAAAGTGGGTAAATGATGGTGGTGTTTTAGATAATGCTGGATTAAAACGGTTCAAAGAAAAACTGAACCCTATAACTATAGGAAAAGTTTGTCAATATAAAGGAAAGGATATGATTTATGCAAGTAGTACGTGAACAATTAAACAAAGAATTGAAAGCTGTTATGGCCGGATTATCCCCACAAGAAACAATTGAACAAAGTGATTGTTTTGTTTTTCAAGATGGTAAGGTGATAACATTTAACGATGAGATTGCTTGTCATTCACCTTGTTGCTTACCCATCACAGGGGCCATAAAAGCTACCAAGTTGTTGGGGATGATAGAACAATGGCCGGAAGATAATATCGAATTTGAAGTGGAAAAGGACAAACTCAAATTCCAAGGGAGAAATCGGCATGGTTATTTTGTTATGCAAAAACAAATTACTTTGCCTATTAAGGATATTGAAGTGGCGGGTAAATGGAATAAACTGCCTGAAGATTTTCTAACAGCCGTATCTCTAATAGAAAAGAGCGCCAGTCATGATGAAACCAAGTTGCAATTTACCTGTTTGCATTTATCCAGCCAATGGATAGAATCCAGTGATGGTTTTCAAGCTGGACGATATTCTATGAAGTTGCCTTTTTGTAAATCCCTTTTACTTCATAAAAAAATAGTCAGATGGTTAGGTGAAATAAATGCCAATCAAATGAATGAAACCTTACATTGGATTCATTTTCGCAACAGTGAAGAAAAGGATATGATAATCAGTTGTCGCAAACGGGACCAAGGTCAAAATTATCCCAGTGATGCATTGACGGATATATTCAAAACAAAAGGTACACCTATAAAACTACCCAAAAACTTGAAAAATCTGACAAACCGTCTTAAAGTATTTTTGGATGAGGCGAATGTAATTCAATCATCTTTGATTATTCAATTGAACAAAAACCGCATATATATTACAGGTAGTGGAACGTATGGTGCTCAAACGGAGAGAGCTAAAATTTGTTATGATGGAAAGCCCTTCAAATTTAATATCAATCCTGAATTATTACAGGAATTTAGTACACAACATGATGAATGTATGATTTCTGACAAAAATATAAAAATACGAAAAGGGAATTATCAATTTGTATCTTGTTTGTGGCTGACTGAATGATGCACGGTTTTCTTCTCAATACTAATACAGATAACCGAATAGGTTTGGCTCATAATCCACAATGTGGTAGTTGTGGTTTGGCCCGCAAGTGCAAATCCCCTAAGATGAAATATACTGGTAAGGGGGAGAGGAAAATACTCATTGTGGGGGAGGCTCCTGGGGTGGAAGAAGATAAAGTCAATGAACAATTTGTGGGTAAGGCTGGCAAACGATTGAAGCAAGAGTTGAAAAGGCAGGGTGTAGATTTATTTAGGGATTGTTGGAAAACCAACGCCATACGTTGCCGCCCACCAGAAAACAAAAAGCCCGATAACAAGCAAATTGCCTATTGTCGGCCAGCTTTGTTTTCCGAAATAGAACAACTCAAGCCTATTTCTATCTTGTTATTTGGTAATGTGGCGGCTAAGTCTGTGCTTGGTCATTTGTGGGATAATAGTGAAGGTTATGAAATGTCCACTTGGACAGATTGGTTGATACCTAATCGCAAACCCAATAGTTGGATTAGTGTTCACTATCATCCATCGTATTTAGAGCGACAGGGGGATGGTTTGTTGGATTTATTGTTTCAGCGGCATTTGAAACGGGCGTTGAAAAAGACAGAACGCCCGTGGGATAAAATCCCTAATTATGAAAATGATATTGATATATTATATACACCCAAAACAATTATCCCTTGCATTCAGGGATTGATAAATTGGGGGGAACCAATTGCTTTTGATTATGAAACCAATTGTCTCAAACCAGAATATGAGGGGGCAGAAATTGTTAGTTGTTCTATTTGTTGGGGGGAAGATGGGGAAGATAAGGTAATAGCCTTCCCCTGGATGAAAGAAATCCTAAAAGCAATGGATTTGTTGCTCAAAAGTCCTGTCCCAAAAATAGCCAGCAATATGAAATTTGAGGAGCGGTGGACAAAATATGTATTTGGACATCCTGTAAAGAATTGGGCGTGGGATACAATGCTGGCTGCCCATACTTTGAATAATAATGGCGGTGTAACTGGTTTGAAATTCCAAGCATTTACCCGTTTGGGTCAACCCCCATATGATAAACACATTGAATCTTATTTGAAACCTGCCCGCAAGCAATACTTGAATAGAATACGAGAAATACCATTGAAGGATTTGCTCTTGTATAATGGGATGGATTCATTATGTGAGTACCTTGTAATGCAAAAACAAAAGAAAATCGTAATGAAAGGACACAATCCTTGAAGGTATTAAAAGTTCAAGATTGTGAAGTGTTATTAGATGATTATGATTGGTTACGATTATGTCGAATCAAATGGAAAATCCGAACACCCAAAGATGGGGCTAAGTATATTTGTTGTAACAAATGGGTTACTTTACAAGATGGTTGTAGGGCAAAAAAAACTATCTATCTACACCGAGCTATTTCTTGTCCGCCGTATGGATTAGATTTGCCACCTGATATTGAAGTACATCATAAAAATAGTAATCCCTTGGATAATCAACAATGTAATTTGGAACGGTTAAATCGAGTTGCTCATGGTAAAATGACACGGAATAATCATCAATGATAAAAGCCACCACACAAGATGCTTATAGATTGCTTCATGAAGGCTTATTAGTTATGGCTGAAATGGAGGCGAACGGAATCTGTGTAGATGTAGATTATATAAAACGGACACAAAGAAAAATAGATGTTCGTATTAAGTATCTTACTGAACAGTTGCAAGAAGATAAGATATACAGGGTATGGAAAAAGACATTTGGTTGGAAGACGAAACTTGGCAGCCGAGCGCAATTAGCTAATGTATTGTTTGATAAAATGGGAATACGTTCGGAGAGACAAACTAATACACGACAGGCGGCTGATGCAGAGGCTTTAGAGGGATTGAACATACCATTTGTTAAACAATATCTACATATCGAAAAGTTGAAGAAAGCCCGCAGTACATATCTTGCTAATATCCTGTATGAAACGGTAAATGGATTTATTCATCCCAATTTTAATTTGCATATTGCAAGAACTTTTAGAGGTTCATCTGACCATCCCAATTTTCAGAATATACCTATGCGGGATGTTCTCATCAAAAAGTTAATAAGACGTAGTTTTATTGCTCGGCCAGGACATTGCTTGGTTGACTTGGACTTCAAGGGCAGTGAAGTCAACGCAGCCAGTTGGTATCATAAAGACCCAGTGATGCTAAAATATATTGCTACTAATCCAGGCAAGATGCATTTTGATGCCGCTAAACAAATCTACAAGTTGCCCAGCAAATTGATGACGCCAGAAATACGATATTGTGCAAAGAATAAGTTTGTATTCCCTCAATTTTATGGTGATTGGTGGTTAAGTTGTGCACACAATTTATGGAATGCTATTGATAGGATGAAATTGAAAACCGCTAATGGCATCCCATTGAAAGAATGGCTTGAAAGAAAGGGCATAGTATGTTTGGGGACAGGTGATACAAAAAATATAAATCCTAAATCTTTTGAAGCCCATTTGAAGGAGGTAGAATATGACTTTTGGCATAATCGTTTTGCTGTATATCAAGAATGGAAAGAAGAGTGGTGGGAACAATATCAAGAACGTGGGTGGTTTCAAATGTTATCGGGTTTTAGGGTGTCGGGATATTTGAATCGTAAAGAGGTCATCAATTATCCAGTACAAGGTACAGCATTTCATGCTTTGCTTTGGTGTCTCATTCGTATTAGCCAATTGTTAAAAAAGTATAATATGAAAACAAAACTGGTTGGGCAAATCCATGATGATGCTGTGAGTGATGTACCGGAAAAGGAGTTAAGCAATTATATAGAAATAGCATTAGATGTAATTATGGTACAGTTGAAAAAACATTGGCATTGGATAATCACGCCCATGCAAGTGGAGATTGAGACAACTGAAATAGGTGGTTCGTGGTATGGTAAAAAGGAATACAAAATTACCAATTAATCAAATCATCTGCGGTGATTGTAGAGAAATCATCAAGGATTGGCCAGATGGATGTATTGACTTAATCCTTACTGACCCACCGTATGGTATTGATTATGCAAAGATTCAAGGGACAAGGCCCAATGAGAAAAAGAGAAAAGTGTTTGAAGGTGATAAAATTCCAATAGATATGACCTTTTTGTTTAATCGGCCCGAACCTAAAATCATTTTTGGTGCAAACAACTTTTGGAAACAAATACCTACACGTGGTCGATGGTTATGTTGGGACAAAAGAACAAAAATAAGTGCTGATAAGACTCTGGGCTCGCCATTTGAATTAGCTTGGATAAATCGAGAACACGGTTATAATAGAATCTATCGTGTGATGCATGGAGGTGTTATTAATAATGACCAGTATTATGGCGAAAGAAAAAGATGGCATCCAACACAAAAGCCCATCAATTTAATGAGATTGATATTGGAAGATTTTAGCAAACCCAACGACATAATCCTTGACCCATTTTGTGGTAGTGGTACTACCTGTATAGCCGCCGCCTTAATAGGCCGTCGATACATTGGTATTGATATTGATGAACAGTATTGTGAAATAAGTAGGAAAAGAATTAAACGAATAACAAGTGGGATGTTAATATGAGTTGGTGGATTAGTCTAAGAGATTCTCAAGGTGATTATCTGGAAACAGATACTATTTGTTGCGAAGGTGGTACGCAAGTTGTAGGTGGTACGAGTGAAGCAGTATTGAATGTTACCTACAACTATGGCAAACATTTTTGCTTTCCAAAACTTCAAGGATTGACAGCCATAGAAGCCAAACCCATTTTATCTGAAGCAATTAAACAACTTAAAGATGACACCGATGAAGATTATTGGAAAGCTACGGAAGGCAATGCCAAGCGAGCTATACAAACTCTGTTGGATTTTTGCGAATTTGCTATCCGTACCAACCGGACAGATGCAAAGTTTGTAGTGAACTAAAAGGAGATGATGCAATGATGGAATTGTACCGTAAATATCGCCCGACACGTTTGAAGGATGTTTTGGGACAACCTGAAGCTGTAAACATTCTTCGCAAGAAAATCAAAAGTGAATCCGTACCCCACGCCATCTTATTTCATGGCCCCCCAGGTACGGGCAAAACCACCTTAGCACGTATAATAGCTAAGCACGTTAAGTGTAGTGATTATGATTTGCAAGAAAAGAATACTGCCGATTATAGGGGGATTGATAGTATTAGGGAAATCCGCAATAGTGTAAATCAAGCACCTATGAGTGGTGAATCCCGCGTATGGATATTAGATGAAGTACATAAGGCTACTAATGATGCCCAAAATGCAATGCTCAAATTATTAGAAGAGCCACCTGACCATGTTTATTTTATCTTGTGCACTACTGACCCCCAAAAACTACTTTCAACCATCCTACAGCGGTGTACTGTTATCCGTTTGTTACCCATCCCGTTTGAAGATATTAGGGATATAGTAAAGAATGTTTGTCATCAAGAAAATATCAAATTATCGAAAAAGGTTTTTGAGCGGCTGATAGAATATGCGGAAGGTTCTGCCCGTGAAGCCCTACAAATCCTGGACAAAATATATCAATTGGAAGATGAACGGGAACAATTAGATGCTATTGAAAAAGCATCTGTCAAAACTCAAGCTATCACTATTGCCAGGATGTTGTTGAATACAAAAACAAAATGGAAACAAATATCCCCTATTTTGAAAGAATTAGAAAATGAGGATGCTGAACAAATCCGATATATGATATTGGGTTATGGACGGGCAGTTTTGTTAAGTAAAGATACCCCACGGGCATTCAGAATGATTGAATCATTCCGTGATAATTTTTATGATAGCAAATTTAGTGGTGTGGTGGCAGCTTGTTATGAGGTGATTCAAGGTGGATAAATTAACGGGTTGTTAGAAAACAATGGGCAATAATATAGTAAAAGGAAAGGTTTATTTTTTATGAATAAAAGTGAACAAAAAGAATTTGAAGGTTTGTTAGATATTGATAAGACACGATTGGATGAGGAATGTGAAAGACAACCATATCTTGTTTGGGAATATGGCCGTATGTCAGCTAAGGCTCTGCGGGATGTAGATGATGCTTTGTCTAATCTCAAATTGGTTGAAGCTGATGTAGATGCGGCTGTAAGGGATGCCCCTGCTAAATTTGGGCTGGACAAGATAAATGAAACTGCTATCAAACGTGCTATTTTACGCAGCGAGGAGTTTCAGGAGGCTCAAGAACAATTGAATAAGGCAAAATACCGAGTGAATGTTCTTGAAGCAGCTAATAGGTCATTGGATCATCGTAGAACATCCTTAACAATGTTGGACAAACAAGATGAACGTGGTTACTTTGCCCGCCCCACACAAAAGGTACGGACAGATACCGGCAAATCACCTCATCGCAAAACTTTGAAAAAGCAATAATATGAACAACCCAGTAAATGATATTATTACTTTTGGAATAATTGTAGTAGTATTACCTATTTTGACTTATTTCATAGTCAAATTTGGTGCGGCAGGTTATTATAGTGCTAAGCGTATATGGGATAAATCATCCCAAAATGATAGTAAAGATGAACAAGATGAAATAAAGGAGTAGTAGTATGAGCAGACAAAGTAAGAAACGTGAAAAGAGAAGTGTGGCCGGAGCAACGGCTAAAAGGAGGGAGAAGGCTGGACAGGGATTTTCTGATATGTTCAACTTTCCCAAAGGGACGGAAACCTTTGGTATAGATTCCTCCGGTGTCAAACGTATCGACATTGTGCCTTACGTGGTAGGCAAAGGCAACCCCAATGCGGAAGATGGGGCTTTTTATTGGGAGAGGACGTTCTTTGCTCATCGTGGCATCGGGGTGAACAACGATTGGGTTGTGTGTCCTGCCCGCACGGTTAAAAAGCCTTGTCCAATTTGTGAGTTGGCTGCCAAGATGCAAAAGGATGCTGATGCTGATGAGGATGCAGTCAAAGCTCTCTCCCCCAGCAAACGCATGCTTGTAAATGTACGCGACCTCAAGAAAGACCCTGACAAAGTAAAAGTCTGGCATGTATCTCATTGGTACTTTGGCAAGGCTCTTGATGAAGCACTCGCATCGGCGTATGAAGACCACGAAGACAACATGGACAATTTCTGCGACCCTGAAGGTGGTCATTATCTCAAGTGTATGGCTGAGACTGGTTGGGAGGGGCAAGGTTATCAAATTGCCCGTGTGGACTTCGTTCCGCGTAAAGAGGATTTGACTGATGAAATCCTTGAAAAAGCAGTATGCCTCGATGACGCACTCAATATCAAGAGCTATGAGGAAATAAAAGAAATGCTTTATGCGGGGGAAGATGAAGATGAAAAGCCGGCAAAAAAGTCCAAATCTAAATCGGACGATGATGATGAGGACGATGAGGATGAGGATGAAAAGCCGGCAAAAAAGTCCAAATCTAAATCCAAATCAAAGGATGATGATGATGAAGATGATGACGAAGAGGCCGATGATGATGATGATGATGATGATGAAGATGATGATGATGATGATGATGAAGAGGCCGATGATGATGATGAAGAGGCCGATGACGAGGACGATGAGGATGAAAAGCCGGCAAAAAAGCCCAAGCCCAAGCCCAAATCCAAATCCAAATCTAAATCTAAATTAGATGATGATGAGGAGGAGGAGGAAGACGAGGAGGACGACGATACCGAAGACGAGGACGATGATTGGGATGATGATGAGGATGAAAAGCCCAAAAAGGGCAAAAAGTAAATTCTCTTAAATTTTGGTGGGCAGGTACATTAAACAGTAACTATTGGGTCTGGTTTGATTGCCTAAAAATCCTGCCCACCTATTTTTGACTTCCAGGTAAATATGAAAACTGAAGAAATAAAACGACGCTTGAAACATCGTAAAGAAAACAAAGAATTGACTGCCGGTGATTTTGTAAGTACCGGCAGTTCAATGCTCAATCTTGCCTGTACAGACAACCCAAACAAAGGCTTTGCTAAGGGATATTACTACCTATTAGTTGGCACAAGCCAATCGGGCAAAACCTTTTTATCGTTGACCTGTTTGGCAGAGGCTACACGTAATCCCTGTTTTCAGAATCATCAATTCATTTATGATGATGTGGAACGGGGAGCTTTAATGGACATCGAAAAGTTTTTTGGCAAGGCGGTAAAAGAAAGGTTGAAGGTCATTCATTCTCATACTATAGAGGAGTTTTATTATCGGTTGGACAATCTTGCCAAAAAGGGCAAACCATTTATTTATATATTGGATTCTATGGATGGTTTGACCAGCCAGGCAGAGCTCAAGAAATTTGGTCAGCAAAAGAAAGCATATCGAGAGGAGCGTGAAGCACCTGGTAGTTATGGGGATGGCAAGGCAAAAATCAATAGTCAAAATTTGCGATGTGTCCTCAATCCACTTCAAGAAACAGGTAGCATACTCATCATTATAAATCAAACACGGGACAAATTGACGGGTTTTGGGGGTAAGACACGGAGTGGGGGGAATGCCTTACAATTCTATGCTTGTTTAGAAATATGGAGTGATGTTAAGAAACATATCACCAAAGTGTACAAAGGCAAACCACGGGCTCAGGGTGTATTGTGTACTTTGCGGGTGAAAAAGAACCGATTCAAAGGCAAAGACAGGATGATTGAAATACCCATCTATTATAGTTATGGTATAGATGATGTGGGTTCCTGCATAGATTATTTGGTGAGTGAAAAACATTGGAAAAAACGGGATGGGAGTATCATAGCCCCTGAATTTGATTTCAAAGGCAAACGTAATAGCCTCATTCAACATATAATCAATAATAATATGGAAAAAGATTTGGGGGAGGTGGTGATGGATGCTTGGCAGGAAATAGAGAGGGCAATTGATATAAAAAGAAAACCAAGATATTGACGGATAGTAAAAAGGATTTTTTGATGGACAAGGATAGAATTATCAGGATATTAGAATGGATGATATATTCCCTCAAAGTATATTATACCAACGCTTTTGGGGATGAGGATTTACCAGACGATCAAATCAACTGGAGTCCTGAAATGAAAGAGGCTATGGATGTATTGGAGGAGTTGAAAAGGGAATGAACCAACGTCATCTCATTCTTGATAGTAACTACCTGGCCCATCGTGCTAAGTATGTGTTTGGTAATTTGTCTGACAAAGGCTCTGCTACGGGTGTTATATATGGATTTCTAAAAGATTTGTTGATATTAAGAGATAAGTTTCAAACCAACCATTTTGTGTTTTGTTGGGACCATCCATTTTCCAAACGCCAAAATTTGTTACCTGCATATAAACAGCATCGAGAGAAAGAGTTTGATAGTAAAGAGGAGCAGGAGTTTGAATTAGAATTTCAAAGACAAATTATTGCATTGCGAGATACTTATTTACCTATCATCGGATTTTGTAATATCTTTTGGCAAGTGGGATATGAAGCTGATGATATAATTGCTATGGTTTGTAAAAATCTCAATCCTGCTACAGAAGAAGGAATTATAGTAACAGCAGACCAGGATTTATATCAACTCCTTCGGATAAATATCACTTGGTATAATCCGAGAACAAAAGAACATTTGAATGTTTCTAAATTCAAAAAGAAATATGGTATCAAACCTAAACAATGGATAAAAGTCAAAGCTATTGCTGGTTGTCATAGTGATAATGTACCTGGTGTGCCAGGTGTGGGTGAGAAAACTGCTATCAAGTATTTGCGGGGTGAATTGAATCCCTCTTACAAAACATATCAAGCCATTAAAAATCATTGGCAAGATATTGTGCTACGAAATCGGCCTTTGGTAGAATTACCTTTGAATGGTACAATATCCCGTAGTCTAAAAGAAGCAGACAATGTGACACAAGAGGGTTGGAACGAAGTTACTAAAGCATTGGGAATGAAAAGCATACGGTACAAAAATATAATGTGAAAGGAAAAAGATGTTTATCACAAAGATGCCCATCACAGGTAATTTCAAAATCAGTTTTCAAAGACAGGATAGTCACATTAGAGGGAAAGTAGATACTTTGTGTGAAATTCGTCGGATCAATTCAGAAAATTCACTCATTTCGTCTGCAACAGCACATCTTCATCCTAAAGATAAATATGACAAAGTTAAGGGTAAGAAAGTTGCTTTAACCAAAGCACTTGCCAAATGTCTTCTTTTTGACAAGATAGACCGAGGATGTTTTTGGCTGGATTTTCGGCATTGGGTAAATAGTTGGAAGGCAAAATAATGAAAACCAAGCGTAAAGGCAGAGGAATGAAAAAAGGCTCTGCATTTGAAAGAGAGATTTGCAAACAACTAAGTTTGTGGTGGACGGGTAGTGAACGAGATGATGTGTTTTGGCGGACCAGTGGTAGTGGGGCCAGGGCCAAAACCAGGGCTAAGACTGGCGGACAAACCTTTGGTCAATACGGGGATGTTCAAGCTACTGACCCAATAGGCCAACCACTTTTGGATTTATTCTCTATTGAAATCAAACGTGGTTATAGTAAAGCAACCTTGTCTGATTTTGTGGATAGCAAACAAAAAGCCAAACCCCAACTACAAAAGTTTTTGGAGCAGACAATAAAAGACAGCCAGCTAAAAGGGGGAATGTGTAGTTGGATGTTATTAGTAAAACGGGATTACAAAAACACTCTTCTTTTTACCCCCTACAACCCCTTCAAAATAATGACCTCCTATCAAGATAAACAAAAAACCGAAATGGGGTGTGTGTTATTAAAATGTAAATTATTAGGTATAAAACAAACCATACTCATTTGTAGTTTGGACTGGTTTTTCAAACGGATAACTTCAAAGGATATTAAACATTATGAAAAAGGGTAGATACAAAGGTAATGAATTTGATACTTTATTGCTGTGTCCTAATTGTGGGGAGCGTACATTGCGACGGAAAAGAAAAAAGCGAACCTGGATTTGTCCACTTTGTAAATATAGGGAAGAGAGATAACAATGAAAATTCCAATTCAAACTGAAAGGTTCGAGGCCAACCGATAAAGGACTGACTGAATGACAGATAAAGATTATCGCAATATGATGGAGGAATTACTTGCACAAGATTCCGGTTTGACGGCTTGGGAAATAGATTTTCTCGATAGTTTGTGCAACAAGGGCTTTCAGAACGAAGAATACTGGCATTTTACCGAGAAACAGTTGGCTTGCTTTGAAAAGATTTACAATAGGATTTTCAGATGACAGATAAAGGAATGACTGAATGAAGCGTATCTGCATATCAAAAACTAACACAATGTCCCCCAGCGACAAAATCAGATATAAAGAATAAATTTAACAAAACGATGTAAACCATTATGATATCATCAGATAATATATCCCGCAAACAAGCCCGCAAACTTGTCAAATTATTAGAACGATGGACCAGAGCAGATGTAATGAGCCGTCTGGGACAGTTTGACAATTTGGAATATCTGGATTATGCCCAACATAAAATAGATTATGAAGATAAAATACGAAAAATGTTATTTGATACTTCAAACTTTGCAGAGTTAGCAAAACTGTGGGGTATTAGAAAATAGCCAGGAATGAACCTTGCCCTTGTGGTAGCGGTAAAAAGTTCAAAAAGTATTATTGGCTTGAAGCAATATAATGAAAAAATGGATAAGCAATAATATATAGAAAGGATTAATCGAAAAATGAAAAACGAATCGCCCATACATATAACCATCCCATTTTGGGGTTTGTTACTTTCTTTGGTTGTATTTTTCTTTGTAGGATTAGGCATTCCCGTAGTTATTAATACGAGCAAACCACTCTTGACCGGAATCGAGACCGAACCCAATCTTCTCTCCACTCCTCCTTTTCATCAAAAAGGGCAAAGTCTCGATTCCATTATTACTAATCCCAACCCTATCAACATAAAATCCCTGGGCAAATATACAGTAACCGCCTATTGTCCTTGTGAGAAATGTTGTGGGGTTTGGGCCACTAAACCAGGCCCAAGAGTTACTGCTAATGGACATAGTATTGAACCTAATGACCGTTTTGTAGCAGCACCAAAAAACATGCCTTTCAAAACAAAGTTGATTATTGAAGGGTACACAGATGGTTTGGTTTTTGTATATGACAGGGGAGGGGCCATCAAAAACAAAAAACTTGATGTATTTTTTCCTACTCATCAAGAGGCATTAAATTGGGGTGTCAAAGAGATTGAAGTGTTTGAGGTGAAAGAATAATGTGGCCATATAGGGGAAGACGATTAGATAACGGTGAGTGGGCCTATGGCTATTATCTGGTGGTAGAAAGCCGTAGTTTTATTTGGAATGGTTATCATGAGGCAAGTAGATGTGGTGAAGATTCTTGCATACACCTGTCTTTCTATAACAGCCTTATTGAGGTTGACCCTGCCACAGTGGGCCAGTCCACCGGCAAGAGGGACTGCAAGCGGACGGCGGAATATCCAGAGGGGCAGGAGATATATAAGGGAGATAAACTTAGAGACGACACGGGCGAAATCGGGATTGTTCGGTTCGGAGAGTTGCCCCTGGATAAATCAGGTGATTGTGTGTGTCGTTATTTGACGTTTTATGTCGAATGTCTTGGCAAATTAGGCCAAGCACCGTTTTATGCTTGTGTAGATATAGGCGATTGGATGGAGGTTATCGGCACAATCCACGACAAGGAGAAGGAACAATACTAACCAAACTTCAAATCCGCAACTTTCGCAAACATAAGCGATTAGATGTCCCCTTGTCCCGTATTACTACTATACGTGGGGCAAGTGGGGCGGGCAAGAGTGCTTTGATAGGAGCATTCAAATGGTTAGCCCTCAATCAACCGGCTGGTGATGGATTCATCAATTGGGAGGCAAGACAAGCAGCAATCCGCTTACATGTAGATGGTCATGACATCCGCCGCAAACGTGGCCCCACAGACAATAAATATCAACTAGATGGGAAAACTTTCAAAGCATTTGGTCCAAATGTACCTGCCCCCATAATAGATATATTAAACATAAACCATCTAAATTTTCAACAGCAACATATAGGCCCATTTTGGTTCAGAGAAACAGCTGGTGAAGTATCCCGTCAATTAAATACCATTATCAATTTAGACTTGATAGACAGCACCTTAGCCAACTTAGGCAAACGTCAACGACAAGCCCAATATCAAATCAAAGATACTCAACAACGAATATCTACTGCAACTCAACAAAAGGCTTCCTTACGATTCATTTTGATATTAGATAAAAAGCTGATTGCTCTGGAAGATCAACAAACTCAACTTGTTGAGGATAATCATACAATAAATGTATTATCCGGTTTGATTGAACAAGGTAAATTATATGAAATAGCAAGCAGTCAAACCATCCCCAATATCCAACCATTATTAACCCTTCATGAGCAATGGAAAGTTCAACAAACATCCTATAAACGATTGAACCAACTATATGAACAGGCAAAAGATTATGAAGAAAGTTTTATTCAATTGGGCAATAATATAGATAAGGATGAACAAAAACTGAAACATATGTTGGGTAAACAATGTCCTTTGTGTGGTAGTATTTTAGGAAAAGCAAAATGAAAATGGCCTCAGCACAACAAATCTATCCCATAGCCATATGTACTGCGGACTGGCATCTATCTCACAATCCCCCTATTTTCCGTTCTGCCGAACCAAATTGGTATGCTGCTATGCAAAGAGTCTTGGAGGAAATAGTCAAGTTATCTGTAACTTTTGATGGCCCAATTTTGTGTGCTGGGGATATGTTTCACAAATGGAATAGCCCCCCAGAATTGATAAATTTTGCTATGAGAAGGCCCAATCGGGGCAAAACATTGGCGATAGCAGGTCAACATGATTTACCCAATCATAATTTTAATGAGATAGAACGGAGTGCTTATTGGACTTTGTGTTATGGAAATGCCATCCATCATATAGATGCTAAAATACCATCAAATTGGGGGGAGATGAAAATTTATGGATTCTCATATGGCTCTCCTTTGAAACCCTTACCAAAAGAGAAAGTATCTAATAAATTGATAAATGTAGCCCTTGTTCATGATTATGTATGGACAGCAGCAGCTGGATGCTCTTATCCCCATGCTCCAAAGAACAAGGAAATCAAAAATCAATCACATAGCAAACATCTTATTAATGGTAAGTATTATGGATATGATGTAATTGTCTATGGGGATAATCACCGAGGATTCAAAAGGCAAATAGGTGAAACTGTCATTTTTAATTGTGGTACTTTAATGCGCCGCAATTCGGACGAAATAAATTATTGTCCACAAGTGGGTTTGCTTATGTCTGACGGTTCGGTGGAAATTCATCTTTTAGATATATCTCAAGACAAATGTTTGCCAGTGGAGGAGGCTAAAGTTGCTGAACGAGAAGATGAATTAAATATGGAGAAATTGGCAGCGGAGCTACACCAGTTGGGCTCATCTGCTTTAGATTTTGCCGCCGCCCTTGAATCCTATTGTGAGGCTAATAGTATAAAGGAATCAGTGAAAAAGATTTTGCTTGAGGCTATGAATACAGATGAAAGACCTGACTGACCAACTGCTGGAAATCAAACGTAATGTTGAGCGGATGAAACAAAATAAGGAACAAGCCTGTGGTGCTTTGAGCCAGGTGATGAAACAAATACGGGCAGAATTCAAATGTGAAAATTTGGATGATGCGGAAGAACTATTATCCAAAATGAAAAAACAATTGAAACAAGACAAAGAACAATTGGAAAAATCGGTTATTGTATTAAAACGGGAGTTGGATGAACATGCTTCTTGATGCCTTACGCTCCAAAATCAACACTATCAAAGGGCAATACATCACAGCCAAATCCCTGTTGCAAAGTGAGACTGAAAATTTACAAAGGATAGAACAGGAACAAGGTTACATAGAGCATGCCTTACAAATAGCTCAAAGTGTAGCCCAAACTATACAACAACAAGCCCATGAGAAGATTGCCCGCGTAGTATCTGCCTGTTTACAAACGGTCTTTTATGACCAGGATTATACATTTAAGATACGGTTTGAACGCAAACGTAAAAAGACAGAGGCCAAGTTGTTACTTATCAAGGATGGCCACGAAATAGAAAATCCAATGGAAGAAGATAGTGGTGGGGTGGTAGATGTATCTGCTTTCGCTTTGCAATTATCGGCCTTAATGCTGAGCAAACCACCTGTCCGCCGTCTATTTGTTATGGATGAACCGTTCAAATATGTTAGTGCCGAATATCGGGATAATGTACGACAAATGTTAGAAAAACTGGCTGAGGATTTTGATGTGCAATTTTTGATGGTTACGCATATTGAAGAATTGATGACAGGAGAGGAAATACAATTATGAAAAAACCATTTGTACCTGATGAATATGCTCATATTGTGAAATTGATACTTCCTACTGTGATAGAATTAGCTGAAGAACGGGATGGTTTGGTTGCTGATGAGGAGACTTGTAGAATAATATATTACTGTTTGGGTACTGGATTTTCGTTGGGTATGGCCTATAATCAAACAGATAAAACCAAACCTTGGGAGCTGAGAGTGTATGAAGCCTTAGAGATAGTCAAATCAGGAAAATTGAATTCATAAAAGGTGGGGTGTGTCATTGGTTGGGCTAAGGTCTTTTCGGAAAGGACACCAAAACACACCCCATTACGCATACCACTGGAGAAACACACCTAAAGTAATCTATATAGCCGTTAAATTCGTTTCTACGCACGCTACAGCCTGTGTATTTCCCCCGAGTAGGGGGGGAAACCCGTACTTTTAATAATCGCCTGTCTAATCGCACGGTGGTGGTTTTTTGCAATTCCATAGAAATATCACGTTTTCCTTTTCATACCTACCCGCAAATTACCATTATGAATCCTAACTGTGCGGGATGCCTGGTAATGTACGATGATTGGACTTTTTATATATTTCATCTTATCCATAATCTTACAGTATTCGCCTGGCAACAATTCAAAATCCTTTTTCAACACAGCCTCCAAATGTTTTTGGTCCCATATTTTAGGTTGCTCTTTACACAGCTTCTCCCATTGTTCTACAATAGCAAAAACTTTTGGACTATTACGAAAATAAACCGTGCCACTCAATAATTCTGGTATCCAATCAGCCTTATTATATTCCTTACCATCATATACATAAGCAGCAACATCACAGGATAGATTATCAAACAAAATAGGATATGCAAAGAACTCAGCATCACAATCCACCCAAACAATGTTTGTTTCAGGAAATTTTAATAACATATTCTTTACGAAGGTTGGCTTATATCCAGTATTTTTCTGCCAATTCCCCAAACTTTCAATCCCCTCTACATGATAAGGTATATTGAATTTTTGAAGGGATTGAACAAATTTTTGGGCCTTCCCTTCATATATGGTATTGTGGGTGTAATAAGAGACAATTAGATAACTCATACAACCTCAAAAATCTCTGCATATTTTTTTGCTACTTTGGTTATATCATGATTTTGAACAGCAAATTCCCTCGCCTCTTTTTTCATCCGTTCATATAATTCTTTATCCTTGCTCATCCATATCATTCTCTCCTGTACCTCCCGTATATTTTTCTCTACAAGGAATCCTTGTTTCCCATCTATTAGGGCGTGACTATGAAATCCAACTTTTGTAATAATAACGGGAATGCCGCAGGCCAAAGCCTCTGTCACGACATTAGAACATCCCTCACCATCACTCAATAAGATGAGACAGTGGATTTTGTTATAGAATTCACTAACCATCTTATCTGCTGATAATTGGTTCACCCCATATATTACATTGAATTGAGCAACTTCATTAAGAAGTTCTTTGATGGCTGCCTGATACACATTCCATCCCTTGTAAATAGAGTACGCACCAGATATGTTACCCGCAAACCCAAATGTGAATATGTTGGATTGTTTGCTATAATCCGGCTTATAGTATTCCAAATCAACTCCATTTGTCTGCATGATGACATTCTGATTGTATTTTGAAGCCTTATCAAAAAGCATCTTATTTGTACAGATAATCCCAGACACCTGAGACAATTTACTTTTGTCTGAATCAGTCAATGCCCGCATGCTATCCAGGACGGATATGACTTTATGAAAATCTGAATACATATAAAAACTCAAAGGATTCATTGCCACAATAATATCCATTTTTGGAGTGATCAAATCGGCCTGTTCCCGATTAGTAGAAACGGTATAAATAAAATGATGTTCATATTGTGGCATTTGAGTAGCCAAGGCTTTTGCATTCACATCATATGCCCATCCAGGCTCATCACTAATCCATAAAACCTTTTTCATAATCTCTTTTCCTTAATAATTGTATGAGATAATGCTCTTTGATTGGCAAGAGCAAAAATATCAATTCCATCTTGTCTTGGGGCAATACTTGACCCTACACGCCGAGTGTACAAAACTTCACAACACACCCATCCTTTGTAAAATTGTTGAATCCGCCGACAGTAATTATATGACTCCCCATGAAACGTGCCAAGGTCATAATATCCTATTTTATTAAAAACCTCACGGGTGAACATTATAGAGGCATCTATCATACAATGAGTATAAGGATAAATCTTCTCCAAATCCTCATTAGTACATCTACAATGGGTATCGACATAGTGAATTATTGGATTGCCTTTGATATCAATAGAATTACCCCAACAACCCACAAAACCAACTCCCTTTTCAAACAAATGTAATTGTTTTTCCAACCGCATCGGATGACTTATATCATCACCATCCATCCTAACAATAAAATCACCCCTAACTAAGTCAAGACAATCATTCAATCGGGTAGTTAATCCCTCATTTTTATCACTTCGATATGCCCTTATCCGAGAGTCTTGGCATGATTGTATTTTACCAAGTACGGGCTCAGTCGAACCATCATCCATAATAATGAATTCAAAATCCGTCTCCGTTTGATTAAGAATACTTTCAATAGCTTCTCCCAAAAAACGGATTCCATTATACACAGGCATTATCACGGATATTTTAGGCATATATTATCTCATATAATAAACTGTTGATTTTCTCAGAATCGCCCGATTGTTATGTAATAACTCATAAGCATTTGGTTCCGCCATACCAACAGCCATAGCACTCAGATATTCTACATTTTCATTTTGGATATTGATAGATTTCAAAAACTCTTGCATATCCGGTATAAAATAAGACAACCAACAACAAGACAATCCGATTGATTCACAATAGAGCAACATATTTTGAATAGTTGCAGCAATATCTTGAAACTTCAACACTTCCCATGCAGGATTTTTATGCTGAAAATTAACCGTCTGCGGTTCACCAAAATCATAACCAACAAAAATAATAGCTGGTGGAAAGCACGATGTGTACTTATGCTTGGCATAAATACTTGCTAATATCTTTTTGTCTGTAACTATCTTAAATCTTATACATTGTGAATTTGCACCGGAGGGGGCATCTATCCCAATTTGAATGATATCATTCAAAACATTATTTGGGATTATAGTTGGCCTCCATTTTCTAATTGTTCTCCTATGATAAATAACATCTTTAACCATATTCAGATTTGGAACAACCCCAGTATGAATTACGGATGAAATTGTTTGGTAGTATAATGCAATAGCTTTGGACGGATTATAGGTGAAGGGTTTTGAAATGTTTTGAAGACTTTTAGAAAAAGAGGAAACATCCATACATATGGAAGTATTTGTATCCAGATATTTGTACCAATAGGTTGAACTGATGATTTTATGATTTATGGTAGGAAATGCTATACAAGGTGTCCCCGCTACACCAGCAAATACCGTACCATGAAATCTATCAGTTACCACCAACCGATAGTGGGAGATATGGTCCAATAATTCTGGCAACTTTTTGTCGATGTTAAGAATTGGTTTTCGATTACCATCAACATGCCCCTCAGTATCTATAATATCAACCTTTGAATCTATATCCTTACATTGTTTGATAACATCTTGTTTTTGCATTTTCAGCCAATCTTCTTTGTCCTCACGGAAAATACAAAGGATACCTTGTCTATCATACTTTCGATTGTGAGATAAAGTGAACACTGGGTCAGGTAATTGAAATATGTGATTATTTGGGAACAAAGTTTTAGCCAAAATATAACTTTCTGGATCACGTGTAGAAATATACAAGCGTGGATGTGATTGATATGCTTGACAACTTTGTTCCGCCTCTTTCTGGGAATAAAAAGACACTGTTTGGGGGAATGAAATGATTATGTTATTTGTACATCTCCTAATTATTTCTCTCCTCAACAATTCTCCCCTAATCCACAAATCGCCAAGATAACCGCCACTACCAAGAAAAATAACATCATTCTTTTGAACCTGCCGAATGCCTTCCTCTGTTTCGGGAAGTTGAAACTTAATAACATTTCCCTCTCCAAAAAAGGATAACAACATATTAAAAATACAATATGCTTGAGCATTATCCCCAATGTTATCATGATGTGGTGTCAAAAATTGTATTGCTCTCATTATTTATCCTGTTCTATTAACATCAAATTTGCCTTGTACCACCTTCAATAACAAACGGTATCTTTGATAAATCTTTGATGGATTTACGTTGTTCATACCAAGCATAATATGAAAATAAAGAATTGTTTTCCTGCATTTTCAAACCATATTTCTTCATCAATATCGAACCAACTACCATATCATGTCTATGACCAAGCACTCGCTTATCTATTGATACACGTCGATGTCCATTACTCCACTCACCCCGAAAGGCTATACCTATTTTGGCTTGTTGATAAAACTCCTCAAAAAATGTTTTTGCAATAGGATTATTGAAATCAATCCCGATTAATCCCCCAGCAAACATCGGCATATGAAAGGCATCCTCCCTTAATATACCAAAGTGATTCAAGGATATATCTGAGCTCCATTGTCCCAAAGGATAACCAGAATCTTGTACAAGCACCCCATTATTTTTTTGAATCAAATCAAATAAACTATCCACAGGATGAACAGCCCAAAAGGATGCATCAACCCATATAGCCATATCATATTCGGTTAATTGGGCTTTTTTCAAAGCATACAATTTGAAGGCGTATGGTATTTTATGATGAGGCGGGCTTTCCAAAGTTGTTGGGTCATATCCAAATACATCCCCCTTAAATCCAACTCGATGCAAACTTTGTATAAGTCGCTGCTGTCCAAAAGGATGCCAATCATTACGTGTTATATAATTTACTATGCAATATCTCATTAAAAATCTACCATTTGCCAATCCGAGGCATTACCATCAAAAGGCTTATTTTCTATGATATGCGGCAAACCAAAAGTATTGTGAAAATCTTTGCCTTGATAACTATTATAATTATGTTGTACAATACAACCTTCACGTGGATTATCTGCAACAAAAATCTTGTCCTCATCCGTATTTATTTCTTTCACTTTCACCCCAGATTTCTTGACAGCACATGCAAGGCACGGCATCTCCCTCCCTCTTCCCGATTTCTCCCAATACTCATTCCACAAAGCAAAAAAATCCTGAACTCGTTCATTTCTTTTCCAAATGATAAAAGCCCCATTAAAAACACGCAACGGTAATTCCACACCAGTAATATTCATTACCTTTTTATATAATCGAAGAACCTGTTCACCGGATTTCCAGGCAAGACAAAGATTCAAAACCATATCATAACCATCTAATAAATCAAAGGTCTTTTCAATCCCAAATCTTTGAATCACTGAATCACAATCAAGACACAATGTCTCATCAAATGGGGTATAATTTATCATATTCGTTTTAATATGACGATTATCATCTTGCGGCAGATTAAACTCCACAAAGGACACATCTTTAATCTTATCCCACTTTTTGTTTCTCTCGTGGGTATTTGTCAATATACAAATAGGTAAATTTGTAAATTGTCTGGAGTATGATACAGTATGTGCCGCAAGTTTGTCATACCCTTGACCAAACACTACATAAATAATACCACGATTCATAATTTCACCATAATCACATTCTCAGCAGATGTATATAGATGGGTGTATCCATAAGTTTTCAAAAATGTCACAACCTCATTTTCTTTTCCATCAAATTCTACACAAATCATCTTGAGTTTTGGAAATTTGTTAAAAGGAAATAATTTCAAAACCTGAAAACTCCATCCTTCAATATCAAGATTTAGAAAATCGAAATCGTACCCTACTTGTTCCAATAAATCCTTTACCGTAATAACACTGACTGGGATTACTTCATACTCACAACTTCCTTTCTTCTCCCAAAGTAAAGCATGTTTCTTATCAAAAGTCCCTATAGCATCACCATAAAAATCATAGAACGGAAGAATACCTCTTTTCATCCCTATACCAATTTCAACAATCTGTATTTTTGGATTACTATCATAAAGATTATGCAATGATTGGTATAAAGATGGTGATGCTTCCACACACACACCTCCCCATCCTTGCAAAGCAAGCTGATGAGTATTACTAAAAGTCTTACCATCATATGCCCCAATATCAAGAAACCGTCCTTGGGGTAAGCCTTGCAGGTTTTTGAAAAATTGTAGAATATATTTTTCTTCATTTCTTTGTGAAAACATAAATTTATACCACCACAAAATTACTCAAGATTACTGTTTCTGGGATTGTGCTGTATCGATGGATGTGCTTAAACATTTGTACCGCATTTTCCGAAAAATGCTCTTTGTTATCAAAATCATGACACACAATAATCCTTGCTCTATCTTTCAATAAAATTAAATCTTTCATGCGCCTATCATAAAAATTATGGTCCAAAAAAGCCATCCCAATAAATACATCCTTCAAAATGTTATTATATACCTGTTCAAACCCGTCTGAACAAGTAACAAATATATGCAAATCAGAGGCGAGATGAAGAAAAACATTCACCCAATCTAAATCATCCTCAAGGGAAATTAATTGTCTTCTTTGATGCTCGCATATTTCATGTAGCAACGGTGTCGAATAATATCCACAACCAAACTCAATTACTGCCCCACCTATTGGTATTAGGCAAGCCCTAATCAATGCCTGCTGATGTGTAGTATATGAATCTTGTTCTATCATTTCGGAAATCCCAATGCCTTTCTCCGGTTATATATATTCTCATCTAAAGCACCCATCTCAGAATTTCGGCAGTATAATTCATCCGCACTTCGTGGGCCACCTGTCCATAGATGTTTTATAATAATTTGTGGGTTATATATAACCTTTTTCATCCGATAAACTTCATCCGTGAATTCATTATCACAATAGAAACTTTTGTAATCTGGATGATAAATATAACCAAATTGTTCATACAATTTCCTCCCCAAAATAGACAAGGTAATAGTCCTGTCCCCTCCATACAAACCATCATTGAAATGTAATGCCCCATCCGTATTGGGAAAATACAACTCCATCATCTCAACAACAATCTTGTCAAAATCCTTCACTATTGGAATCATATCATCCGATACTAAGACTAAAATGTCCCAATCAGAAACCAAATCCATCCCCGCATTGACAGCATCTATTTTACTGTGATGAACACCAAAATGATATTTGAGTCTGGGTTTGCTATTAAGATAATTCAACATTTCCAAATTATTCATACTACCATCATCTTCATCTAATGTGATGAGAAATTGATGAGCAATATCATTACACATCATATCATAATATGTCCCTAAAGTTTTCTTAAACCATCCTGGACGATTTCGTGTTGGGTACTTGAAAAGTATGTTCATAATCAATTAGTCTCATAAAAGTAAATTGTACCTTCTATTTTTGCTTCTGTCCTCAAAATCATACGTAATCGCATAGAAAAATCCAAATCCTCCCCCTTACTTATATTTTTGAATCCGATTTGAATAGCTAAATCTCTACGAACAGGATTCAAATGATTTGGACATCGGAGATATACCTCACCCTGTTTCTCCCATTTATAATAATCCATAGAATGTATAAATTTTCTCCTTATATTTTTTGACCTAAAATAAATCTCTCCAATGAGGCTACAGCAATCTGGTTTGGTTTTAATCGCCTCCAAAATCTTTTTGACATAATCAGCAGACACCACATCATCATCATCTATAAAAACAACATATTCCCCTTTTGCCACTTTCAATAACCTATTTCTTTTCTCTCCAATACTCATCTTCCTATTATCCGTCTCAAAAAGTATTTCAACCTCATCCGTCTTTTGGGGGGTAAGAATTTGCAATAATCTTTGCAATTGTTTTTTACGTTCATAAATATGACAAATCAAAATAGATAAGGATTTTGATGCTTCATCTGTGATGTTTTGAATAGGTTCTTCTAACACAACATCTTGCTCCACTACATCTTCATTTATGGATTCAACCGTATCAACCACATCTATTTCTTCTATTGGTGGCGGTTCTTTAATAATATCTTCAAAAGACACAAAAGGGATAACCGTGTTCAATCGACTGCCCTGACTGCAAGAAAAAACTTTAATATCTGTCTCACGTGCTATTGAATCCAAACCCAAAACAAAGTTGTTAAAAAACATATCAACATCTTTTTTATTAGTTTTTCCTGCCCCATATCTATTATGATAATGACCTTCATTTGGATGTAAATCAAACCCCAACAAATATATTTTCTTATATCGTAGAAGCACGGCCAATTGTAAGGCACAAAAGCCACTATTATATCCCGTGCGAAAATCCTTAAATGAAAAACCTATACCTTCCACCCCCGCATTCCGGATTAGTATATTTGTAGCAAATGGATTATATACAAAACCAGACTTATGTTGAAATTTACCATCCTTAAATTTCATAGTGCTGTGATTTGGATTTGTCACAACCACCCAAGTTGTATCAACATCCTTGAAATATCCCTGCTGTAATCTTCTAAAAGTCCCCGAATCTGCGGTAATAGAATATGTTGGATTTGGTACATCCAGAGCTGCCACGTTCACAGCAATCGTGTTCTTGTTAGCAAGACGGCTGAAATCAAAACCTTTTAGGCTTGGTCCCCCACCCACTATAAAAATTTCATCATTCTTCATTTTAGCCCATTACCTTTCCGTTCAATCATCCTCATATACTTACCAAAATCGCATCATCCTATACCCCGCTTTTCCAAATTAGCTAATCGTCCAAGGAGGGTTTGATATTGTTCATTTGTAATACTTGCCGGCTGTTCTTTATATGGTATCGGTTCGGGTATTGGCGGTTTTTGTGCTTCTATTTCTTCCGGAGTTTTGTCAACAACTTTACCGTCAACAACTTTCTGTATTATGTCACTAGCCGTACCTTCCAAAACATCCTCTCCTACTCCCGCCTGGGCGGAGAACATAGTATTTGTACATTGACCTGTTCGTACAATTTTACCAGTATCTGTTTCATATACAATATAATTCTTCATCGTTATTTACCTTTTGACTCATCAAACACAATTACTCTTGCACTTACCTTGTGATCTTCGGGTGTTCCAGTATTTTGATCACGGATTTTCAGATAGTATGTTACAGAACCCGAACCAGGTGCATCAGCAATAGCCTGTGTCCAAATTATCGTACTCCCCGCAGCAATAGTTGGCGTATTAACAGGCCCATAAATTTTTGTAACCCCTCTATACACATCCACAACACAATAGTGACTCGATGCATCATAGTTCTTTATAGACATAGAAAAGAACAATTGGATTAAACCACCTGCTGATGTTTCCGTAACTTCTTGTGCAATTTGCGGTGTCTGATCATATCCTGGCACCCAAGAGGCACTTTCGCCTGCTGTTTGTGCCGTAGTATAAATTCGCGTTGCATCATCAGCAATCATTGCGGTAACAATTTGCCCCGCAGTAAGGATGTCAGCATACATCTTGACCGTGCCACTATCATTCTTGATTACCTGTGACCAAGCCCCACCCGCATTGTTACTTACATAAATACCACTTGAATCAATTCTGAGGCGAGTATCACCACCCAAACTCAACGTGATAGTACCACTGGTGATTGTACCAAGATTTGCCGATATGGCTGAAAGTGTATCTGCTTGTAAAAGTCCCACATGCATTACTCGGAAAGGCGTTCGCCAATCAGCTGTACCCCCATCATTGTAGCACATCACCCATTTACCCGCACCAATGGCAGTGGTTAGGGTGTTGGTTTTTTGTAAAGCTGTTGGACTGGCTACATCCCAATAAATGTAAGTGTTATTACCATTACCCACCGCCACTTCATAAGTAGTGCCCTTGTATCGAATTAAAATTGGATTGACCCCATCTGTTTTCGACCAGGATACATAACCTGCCGATGGTGTATCACTATTCCATTGCAAATTTGTGGTAAGAGGAATATCTATTGTCAAACCATTCTCAATTATGCTGGGCGGATAATAAGCATGCAAATCGTTCAGCGTAGGTGGCAAAACGAGTTGTTGTGCTGAAGGTGGGGCTGTATAACCTGTTATTGGGTTGTTTGGGGTTGTACCATCGTAAGCATAAATAGCTTCATTGTAATCAATTGCCGTAATAGTAGCTGCTTGTTCCCCATTGCGGGAAATATGAATCACCCTGAATTTTCGCAAATCCGTATTCAATATACCAAAGTGAAATTTATCATCCTCAACAGGTGAGGATTCCACCAAATTAGCATCTTTGAATACAGATGTTACCACTACACGACGAAGATTAAACACACCCCCATCTTCCACCGCACTGGATAAAATACCTTCAATTGCAATTGTGGTTGAATTTGAATCCCCAACAGAATCCCCGCTGACCACATAATCCCCATCGTTGTTAGTTGAATTAGTTATCCGTATTGTGTCCCCATCTTTATATTCATCCGTATAATCCCCTGCAATGATTATTTCATTCAATGCACTATTGATTGAAGATATATTATTATAACAAGATGACACAGTTCGTTCATTCAAAGCATCATCAGCAGACTTTTGAACCAATATGGAATAGCTTTGACCACTTTCATAAGTCAAATCTCTGTCTGTTATGACATGCAAACTTGAAGCAGATACTACCCGCCCACCAATACCCCACTGTGGCACATCGTGTTGAACATAGATAACATCCCCCACATTACAAGCAAGGGCATCTATATCCACATCAAATTTCACGGTTGTTTTCAGATATTCATTTTGGCCCAGACGGAACATTGCTGCACGCCATGCTTCACTTTGTTTGGTAATGCCAAACAATTCAAGTGTAGTTTTAATGCCTGTAGTGATATTGGGATTGTCCACAGAAAATGGTACTCGCTCATAATCTTGTAATTCATCCCTATATTGTACTTCAATCTCACTAATGAGCTCGCTTTGTGGCAAGTATATTTTTTGAAATGAATCGGCTATTATATTAGAAACATTGAAAGCTAACACAGCTGTGTCGGCTTTATCTATTGCCAGGGTATAGGTAGTGCCTTGTAAGATTACGGAACAGCGTGCAATTTCACAAATCTTTTGCATTGCCCCCCACACCGTAGTCCCTGTATCAAACCCGCCATTGAATCGGATGCGCCGCTCCAAACCACCTTCACCATCTGGTACATCATCATCATCACAAAATTGGGCAAGCTCATAGAATTTTACCAAATCCAATCTATTTGGATCAACCCCATCATATCTTGATATAACATATGGATTTGCTGAATCACCACCCCCACTAATAACTGGACGGGTGATAATATCCCACAAAACCCAAGCTGGATTATCACTCCATTCCAAATTCCAACTTACCCCATCATAAACATTGACAATCAAACCCTTTTGAATGCAAGATGCACTAACAGAACCTGATATTTGGTCTGTAGCCAAAGCCTCAATTCCAAGTAAAGCAATACCAGGATAGATGAATTGGTCATCTAAAACCTCCCTCAAACTACCCAATCTCAATTCATCTGCATATCGACTGGACGTTGAATCTGCTGAGGTCTTTGTCACCTTTATATCATATTTATTACCTCTTGTTACAGTAGGGGATGAACCGCCTGTATAAGCCTCACCCGAAACATACTTTTTTCGTTTCGGTGAAGTAGTTGTATCTGTTATGGTTTCTGCTACAAGTGTGCTATAACTTTCCTCTCCTGACACACTAATTTCAATTTTAATACCCACAGAATGTTCGGATAAACTACCTTGATCATTAGCATAATATAACCCACGGGCAAATATCAATTCTATTTCCAAGTCATCAAAATCATTATCTGGTGTGGTATAAATGACTGGCCCATTATCATTAGTTATTACACGATTAGGACGAAATTCAGCTTTTGTATTCTCAAAGAAACTAACAGCAGTTTGATTCAACGTACCAAATTTCTCCTCAGTAATCACCTCACTATAATTAGCAGCTGGTTGGTCATTGATTTGAATACTGCCCGCTACAATACCTTCAACTGGGCCTTGACCCAGAGCCACAAGCATTTGTACAATTTCTTTGGTATCATCGGCATCATCCGGTTGCGTGTGGACTGCTATTATGTTACCCCACAATTTATTGGTGCCATAAAATCGTGGCACTACAATTCCCTGCTGTTGGGCGGAATGAGGGGACCACCCATAAACTTGGGAGTTGCCTGTATCTGAAGTGTCCATCTTTGGTGAAGGTGTCAAAGCTGAAAGCAAGAGGCCTGTGCCAATAATCATCCCAACACCAACTACAAAGGCAGCAGTAGAACCCGCAGTGAGCCCAAGTGTCCCTGTTACAAAAGGCCCACTCGGTCCAATAACTACCATAGCTGCTATCATTATGACCATGTTAAGTATTTGTTTTGTATCTCCGCCTTTAGCAACAATGGGCATAATAACTATACAATCTTTCTCCCTCACTTTATACGAATCCCAAAAACTTGGTGGAATTATAAGGCCATTTACCGTAACTTGTAATGAATCTATAGCATCCGGAAAGGGCATAACCAAACCATATTTTTTCTCAATTATGGTTAGATGCTCCCGTATTATTTCACTAAGGGGTTGATTAGCAAATGGGATTTCTCTCACTTCACGCAAGTGTCGTTGAAATGGATTGTTTATATTAACTATCTGCATATCAGCCGATAAAATCCTTCCCGTTTTGGACCTAAAATTCGATGGTCCATTCTTTGTTTCATTACGTTGTGCCCCCACATCGTATGAAGAAAATAATTAACATCAGGTAATACAAAGCCACAATGGTCAACATATGGTTGATTGATACGAAAAGTGACAACACAAAATGGTTCAGGTTTTTCTAATCGTTCAAAATCCTCATCCGCATGTAATCGGATTAAAGCATCTTGATCACATACTTTGCTGGGTGTGAAATCGTTTGGAAAAGCTAAACCCACACGTCTGCCCAATTCCAAACATAATCCCCAACAATCATAATCATTAGGCCCACGACCACCTAATCGAAAGGGTTTGCCTAACAAATCATCAAATACCAAATCGCTTTTTATATTTTTATCATACAATCCGCACCGTCCCTGACCGCATCCCTGGAAAGCCGCCGAAGCGGGTGGTGTTGCCGTAATCGCGGCACGCCGCCAGCGTTTTCTCACAAGTTGCTTGTGTACCTTCATACCCACATTCCACACCTTGAAATATGAATGCACAATGAAGAGCCGTAAATTTACGTGATGGAAATTGTTGCCGTAACAAACTGGGTGAACCCAAACCAAAGGAGACACGAGAGTTAGTAGTAATGCAACTAAGCACCTCATACTCCATCTCCAATTCAGTATAATCTTCATCCAATAAATCACTGTTTACAATAGTAATTTTGACCATACTTCCTATACCACCATCAAATTCCTCCAACTTAGACTCAAGTAATCTTGTTACATTAGTCA